TACAACCAGTACAACCAGTACAACCAGTACAACCAGTACAACCAGTACAACCAGTACAACCAGTACAACCAGTACAACCAGTACAACCAGTACAACCAGTACAACCAGCACCAACTATAGTTTACTATAATTATTATAAACCAGATTTAGATAATAGTGGTCAAGATAGACTTATAGAACTTGCAAAAAAAGCAGGCGTTCCAAAATCGCTTATCTCAAAAATTGATGACAATATGTCGAAGTATGTGGAACAAAAAATTGTTAATCTAATTAATAAAAGTTCTTATGCTGGCAAAAATAATGTAAAAGTATCTACAGGAAATGCGTACAATTCAGCTAAAACTACAATTGGAACTGGGCAAGTAGTTGCAGTAAAACCTGAAAAAATAGGATCTGGAGAAACTAAGGCTAAGATTAATGAACCACCACCAGCAAGTAATAAAAATAACGACGTAAAATCCGATAAAAAGGATAGTCCTCCTAAATCTAGTAGTGGAGGATCTAATCTACCATCGGGATTCACCGGCGGAAATCCCTTCGGCAGTGGAGGTGGAGGTAGTAACGCTGTGTCTTCCAAACCATCTAAAGAACCTACCAAACCAGACAAACCAGCTTCTGGAGGACTGCCGAAGGGATTCACCGGCGGAAATCCCTTCGGCAGTAATAACAATAAAGATGATAAAAAAGACAATGGCAAAAAAACCAATGGCAAAAAAAATTAAAAAATAATATTTAAGCAAAATAAATAAAGAATAATAAAGAATAGTCAAATGAATGTTATAGATCCGTTAGCACAATCATTTTATATTGAAAATCCAAAAGGAGCTTTTATTACCTCGGTTGATTTATATTTTTTATCAAAAGATGAAACTTTACCAGTAACTATTCAACTTAGACCAATGGAACTTGGTCTTCCTACACAAAAAGTTTATCCATTTGGCGAAGTTGTAATAGATCCAAAAGATATTCAAGCATTTAATGATGCTTCAGTCCCGACAAGAATTACTTTTCCATCTCCAATATATTTGCTTGGACAAAAATTTCATGCGCTTGTAATACTCTCTCAGTCACAAAATTATAATGTTTGGGTTTCTAGACTTGGTGAAGTTGATGTTACAACTTTGTTGGGACCAGAATCTAGACAGATTGTTGTGACTAAGCAACCAGTTTCCGGTGGTCTTTTTAAATCACAAAATGCTTCAACTTGGAATGAAAGTCCATATGAAGACTTAAAATTTACCTTGTATAGAGCAAATTTTACACAAACCGAAGGAAACTTTAGTTTTTATAGTCCAGAATTAGGTTTAGGAAATAAACAAATAGCAACATTAGTTTCAAATCCACTTGAGTTTTCATCAAAGAAAATAAGAGTAGGATTAGGGACCACAGTACAAGACACAAATCTTACTTTAGGAAATACAATTTTACAAGTAGGAAGTAATGCAACTGGAAATTATGTTGCATCTGCTGGAATTGCGACAGGAACTTTAAATATCATAAACGCTGGAATTGGTTATACCGGAAATACCACATATTCAAATGTTACTCTAAGTAACATTACCGGAAGTGGTAGAAATGCAACTGCAAATATTACAATCTCGAATGGAGTTGCGATTGGAGCAACTATACTAAATGGAGGAACTGGATATGTTATTGGTGATGTTTTAACTGTATCTCAAATTGGATCAGAAACTCTTGGTAGAAATTTACAACTTTCTGTTTCTAATTTAAGTGGAATAAATGAGTTATTACTTGATAACGTACAAGGAGATTTTGCAACAGGAGTAGGAAAAACAATACGATATATTAATAATTCAGGTGTAACTATGAATTTAAATCAATCTGTTGGTGGAAATGTTTTTATACCTGCAGATGGTATTCAAACAGAAACTGATGGATTGCATATAAAAGTAAATCATAGAAATCATGGAATGCACGCCGGAGAAAATATTGTAAAAATATCCAATGTTTTAAGTGATGTACCACCGATAAAATTAAGATCTAGTTATGATCGAACTTCTACTACAAGTATTTTAGTTGATAGTACAACAAATTTCTCCACATTCGAAAATGTTGGAGTTGGAACTACAAATCCGGGATATATTTTAATTGGAAATGAAATTATATCCTATGATGGAGTTACTTCCAACTCTTTAACTGGAATAACTAGAGGAATTGATCAAACATTATCTGCTTCTTACACTCAAAATACTTCAATTTACAAATATGAATTGAATGGAATATCTTTGAGGAGGATTAATACTACACATACTCTTCAGGATGCTGAAGTTTCAGATCCTATTGATTTTGATTATTATACTATTAAAATAGATACTTCACAAGATGGAAAGACAAGTTCTCTTCCATATGGACAAGTCGATAGAAGTATTGGAACAAATTTTCCTAAACTTTACGCAAATGAAACAAAATCAACTGGTGGGTCTTTTATAAATGCAACTCAAAATATTCAATACGAAATCGCAAATCCAAATATACAAACTACAATATTAAACGGAACTAACATAACTTCCAGAATGAGAACTATTTCCGGCACTAGTGTTGATGGAACAGAAAATTCTTTTGAGGATAAAGGATTTGTTGATATTGAATTGAGCAAAAATAATTATTTTGATTCACCAAGATTAATTTGTTCAAAAATTAATGAATCAGAAAGATTAACTACTCTTCCAGGAAATAAGTCCATGAATATAGATCTATTCTTGGAAACTTCAGATTCCTATTTATCTCCAGTCATCGATTTGGATAGAGCTTCTGTAATATTTACAAGTAATAGGATAAATAGTCCTATTCAAGATTATGCTGAAGATAATAGAGTTAGTAATTTAACAGACGACCCATCATCTTTTGTGTATGCAACAAATATTATTCAATTAGAAATTCCTGCAACTTCTTTAAAAATACTTGTATCTGCTTATGTCAATGTTTTTAGTGATTTGAGAGCATTATATTCTATTAAAAATAATCTTAACGAAAAATCAATTTATTATCCATTTCCTGGGTACTCAAATCTAACGAATGAAGGAGTTGTTATTTCAGAATCACTTAGTGATGGAACCTCAGATAAAAAAATGATTAAAACCGATTCTATTGGATATATTTCCAGTGATTTGGTATTTAAAGATTATGAATTTACTGTGCCTAATCTTCCGCCCTTTAAATATTTTAGTATTAAATTAATTGGATCAGGAACAAACCAAGCTTTTCCACCAAGGGTAAAAGACTTTAGAGTTATTGCACTTGCTTGATATGAAATATTTAAAAGTTGAAGGTCACCCAAGTTTAATAAGAGATACAAAAACAAGTGCTATTTTAAATACTAGTATGAATGACTATAATAACTATATAAAAATAAAACAAATGAAAGATAATGAAAAAAAGAGAATTGATAATTTAGAAAATGATATGAATGATATCAAAAATGACTTGGATGAAATTAAAAACTTATTAAGGAATTTATCAAATGGATCCAAATAAAATTACCTTAGATGATTTGAATAAATCATTTGAGTATGAAAAACTTGCTAGAGATATAGATAGTATAGAAGATTTTGATATTTTGCGAAACTACGCAAAATCTTACCTAAAGCTTTATCTTAAACAACAAGAAGTTTTATTAAAACTATAATGGCACAACCATCTACTAGACAAGAACTTATTGATTATTGTAAAAGAAAATTGGGATATCCAGTTTTAGAAATTAATGTTGCCGACGAGCAAATTGAAGATTTAGTAGATGATGCTGTCCAATTTTTTCAAGAAAGACATTTTGATGGAGTTTACCCAACTTTTTATAAGTATAAAGTAACTCAAGAAGATATAGATAGAGGAAGAGCAAAACCAAATTTGGATGGTTCACCCGGAATATCTACTACAACAGTATCTACAAATATAGTAGGAACAGCAACTACATTTTCATACTATGAAAATAGTAATTATTTGCAGGTTCCTCCAAATGTTATTGGAGTAAATAAAATTTTTACTTTTGATGGCGCTAATACTATTACTCATAACATGTTTAGTGTTAAATATCAGTTATTTTTAAATGATATTTACTACTGGGGAACTACTGAACTGTTGAGTTATGCTATGGTTAAAACATATCTTGAAGATTTGGATTTTTTACTCAATACGCAAAAACAGATACGTTTTAATAAAAGACAAGATCGTCTTTATCTTGATATTGATTGGGGATCAGTCACAACAAGTCAGTATTTTATAATTGACTGTTATTCAACATTAGATCCAAATGATTATTCAAAAGTTTGGAACGATTCGTTTTTAAAACCTTACTTAACTGCATTGATAAAGAGGCAATGGGGTCAAAATTTAATTAAATTTGCAGGAGTTAAATTACCTGGAGGTGTAGAATTTAATGGGAGACAATTATATGATGATGCTCAAAGAGAAATTGATATCTTGATGGAAAAAATGTCAAGTACTTATGAACTTCCACCTTTAGACATGATTGGTTAAGATCTATGCTAAATCCATTCTTTTTAAACGGGTCAAGACCAGAACAGGGTTTAATACAAGATTTAATCAATGAGCAATTGAGAATGTATGGTGTTGAAATTCATTACTTGCCTAGAAAGTATATTACAGAAAAAAAAGTAATAAGAGAAGTTATAGAATCTGCCTTTGATAGTGCTTATCCAATTGAAGCATACGTAAATACTTATGAAGGATACTCCGACAACCCAACAATTTTATCAAAATTTGGAATACAAGCACTTAATGAAATAACACTGACAATTTCAAGAGAACGTTTTAGCACTTATATTTCACCATTAATTCAAAATCAACCAAACATTAAATTATCATCTAGACCAAAAGAGGGAGATTTAATTTATTTTCCTTTAGGTGACCGTCTATTTGAAATTAAATATGCTGAGCATGAAAAACCTTTTTATCAACTCCAAGGATTATATACATATGAGTTAAGATGCGAACTCTTTAGATATGAAGATGAAATTATTGACACAAGTGTTGAAGAGATTGATGACAATATAAGTGGAAGTACAGATGGATTGTCTTCTGCAGGAAATATACAAAAACTTACAATGGTTGGAGTTGGAATTACTGCAACTGCAATTTCCAATATTGTAAACGGTGGAGTAAGATTTATTACTGTAACAAATCGTGGTGGAGGGTACGCAAGTGTTCCTAGTGTTGGTATTTCCTCTGCTCCATTTGGTGGAAAAACAGCAACGGCAATTGCCCAAATGATTAGTGGAATAGTTGTATGTAATGATAATGCAAATCCTATTGCAAAGTCTGTCCAATATGTTCAAGTGGTAAATGCCGGATATGGATATACAGTTAATCCTGGTGTAAAAATTTACGGTGGTGGAGGAAAAGGAGCAACTGCAACTGCAACTATTGGAGATGGGATTGTTGGTATTATTACAGTAACTAATGGAGGATCTGGGTATGTAAATCCACCAACAATTACATTTACAGGAATTTCTACAGTATCAGCTGCAGCAACTGCTGTTGTATCTACAGCAGGAACTATTACTGCAATTTATATTACAAATGCGGGTCTTGGATATACTCAAACACCATCAATAACAATCCAAAATCCAGCATTAAACTCTACAGGAAACTTTGTATTTAATGAGGTAGTTACTGGATCTCAAAGTGGAGTTACTGCAAGAGTTAGATCATGGAACTCTATTACTAATATACTTGAGATTTCTAAAGTTAATGGGCAGTTTATTCCAGGAGAAAATATTGTGGGAAGTACTTCTAGCGCATCTCATTATTTGCGTTTTATTGATACATATACTGTTAAAGATGGATATTCTGCAAATGATGAAATTGAGGAAGAAGCAGACAAAATTATAGATTTTAGTGAAAGTAACCCATTTGGAATGCCATAAATTCTTATAAATATTAGTTATTAATTTAATTATGTTAAATAGTAGTATTGTAAGTTACCAATATGTTTGATTATTTTTATCACGAGATTTTAAGAAACACTGTTGTTGCTTTTGGTTCTCTATTTAACAACATAACTATTAAACATAAAAATAATTCGGGTGATATATCAAGTGTCATTAAAGTTCCATTAGCATATGGACCTACACAAAAATTTCTAGCAAGAATTCAACAATCGCCGGATTTGAATAAACCAGTTCAGATAACATTACCTAGAATGTCATTTGAATTTACCGGTTTAACTTACGATTCAGCGAGAAAGGCAACAACAACCCAGACATTTACTGCAAAATCTGTAGAAGATGGTAAAGAAGTAAAAAAAACATATTTACCAGTTCCATATAATATGCAATTTGAATTAAGTATAATGTCAAAGTTAAATGACGATGCTCTTCAAATAGTTGAACAAATTCTTCCATATTTTCAACCAGCGTATACAATGACAGTTGAATTGGTGGACATAATTAATGAAAAAAGAGATATTCCTGTGATTCTTGAAAATATAACAATGCAGGATGATTATGAGGGTGACTTTACTACAAGAAGAGTTCTTATATACACTTTAAGATTTACTGCAAAAACATATTTGTTTGGACCAGTTATCAGTGCAACAAAAGATATTATCAAAAAGACTACCATTGGATATATTGCAGGAGATTCTGTTACATCACCAACAAGAGAAATTGTTTATTCAACAACACCAAGAGCTATTAAAAATTATACTGGTACAGTACTGACAAATCTTACACAAGACATTTCAATATCTGATACTTTAATTACTGTCAATGATGCATCTTCTATTCATATAAACACTTATTTGGATATTGAAGGTGAAGAAATTTATGTTAAATCTAAATCAGGAAATGTGTTAACTGTAGATAGAGGAAGAGATAACACACCAATTGCCTCTCATCTTTCAGGTGCTGCTGTTAAATCCATTACTGAAGCAGACAACATTTTAGTCGAAGAAGGTGATGATTTTGGATTTAATGGTTCTGTGTTATGAAAATGACTAAAAAATTCGATGGATTGAATGATGCTTTTAATGTAGATGGAGAAGTAGTTTCCATAGAAAAGCAAAATGTTGATGAAAAAATAGAAAAATTAGCATCAACTGCCGATGATATCAAGAAAGATTATGAATATGCAAGAGGAAATTTATATTCTCTAGTCGAAAAAGGTCAAGAGGCAATTAATGGTATCCTTGAATTAGCGCAGGAAAGTGAGATGCCTAGAGCATATGAAGTTGCTGGTCAGTTAATCAAAAACACAAGTGAAATTGCCGAAAAACTTATGGCATTACATAAAATTAAAAAGGATGTTGAAGAAGAGACGACAAAAGGACCTACAACAGTAAACAATGCACTTTTTGTTGGATCAACTGCAGAATTAGCAAAACTTCTTAAGCAACAATCGCAAGAAGAACAGGAATAATAAATAAATAAAGGTTCTATTTTATCAATGAATAAACTCAAATCTCATAAAACAGTTGAGCAAATTGCAAAGAAGCATCGTCTTGATGCTTCTTTTATACAAAAGCAACTTGATATGGGTGAACCTATTGAACATGAGCATACAAAAGATCATGAGTTAGCGATGGATATTGCTCTTCAGCATCTCGATGAAATTCCAGATTATTATACTCGTCTCAAAAAAATGGAAGCAGATGCTAAAAAGCATCATAAAAAGTTTAAAGATGTAACTGAAGAAGGTCTTCGTGATTGGTTTGGTAAGTCCAAATCAAAAAAAGGTGAAGAAGGTTGGGTTGATGTTGTAGATGGCGATGCTTGTGCCAGAGAAGAAGGAGAAACTGCCGCTCCCAAATGCGTATCATCGGAAAAGCGTGCTTCGATGACTAGAGCAGAAAGACTTGCTGCACAAGCAGCGAAGAGAAGAGAAGATCCAAATCAACCACAAAAATCTGGTGCTGCTAAACCAACTATGGTAAGAACAGATAGAAAAACAAGGAAAGAAGAAATGGATTTACAAGAAGTGAAAGATAAACCAGGTAAAGGTAGCGGTAAAAAAGATGCTTGCTATCATAAAGTAAAGTCTAAATATGATGTATGGCCAAGTGCATATGCATCTGGAGCACTTGTAAAATGCCGTAAAGTTGGTGCTGCAAACTGGGGAACTAAGTCGGAGGAAACCATGCACGAAGAAGAAAGATATTGTCCTTTGTGTGATAAAAGAGAAACAAGATCTGAGTGTTCTTATGGAGAGAAAGCATGGGATAAAGTATCTGTGAAAGATGAAGAATATTCGATGGCAAGATCAGAACTCAAAACCATTGAGGACGCAGTAAAAAGACTTAAAGCAAAAGTTGGTAAAGGTGAAGGTGATCTTGAGGCATGGGTTCAATCAAAAATTACTAAGGCTGCAGATTATATTGATACTGCTGCAGACTATGTTGCGAGTGGAGAGATGGAAGAGGGAATAAGTTTTGAAGTAAATCCTAAAGATATTAGAAAATCTAAACGTTCTACAAGTATTAGAAATCTTTCTCAGCAAGGTGCAACTGAAGGAGAAAGAGAGGCGGCACAATCAAAAAGAAAAGAACCTAGAATGCCTTTGGTGAGACCTGGAGATACTAATATTAGAAACATAAATGCCGAATACGAACCATCCATAGTAGATAAAATTTTATCAGAACTAGGAGAAAGTGGTCCATGTTGGAAAGGTTATAAAAGAAAAAAAGGAACTACTAAATTTGAAAAAGGTTCTTGCGTAAAATCGGAAAATGTTACTATTGAGGATGCAAATGGAAATACATTTGCAGAAGTTGTTGATATTATTAAACCTGAACCAATTAAAGGATTTAAATCTCAAGTAGATGAAGCGACAAGACTTCAGGCACAAACTGGCAATGTAATTGGAGTAACTTTAAATTGGAGAGGAAAATATTATTCTCTTAAAATGTTTTTTCCTCAAGTCAAACTTCCAACACGTAAAGAAATCAATGATGAACTTCAAAAAGTTTATCCAGGATCAATAGTTGTTTATCATTCAGTTTCAGAAATTCAACCAGGACAACCACTCGTCCAAATGTGTGGACCTCGGGGGGGAAGTTCAGCAAAACCTGGACCAAATAAAAATTATGTTAAGACCATGGGAGAAGAAGTTGAGTTGGAAGAAGAAGGTCCCTCTCTGTCTGTAGGTAGAGGAGAAAAACTTCCTGTAAGTAGAGGTGGAGGTCTTACCAAAAAGGGGAGAGAAAAATATAATCGTGCTACGGGATCCAATTTGCAGGCACCAGTAACTGGAGATGTAGAACCAGGAAGCAGAGCAGCAAAACGACGTAAAGCATTTTGCTCTCGCAGTAGAAGTTGGACCGGAGAGAGAGGTAAAGCAGCACGCAAACGCTGGAATTGTAATTAATTTTTAGGAATTTGTTATGGCAAATAATGATGTATATCTTGGTAATCCACTTTTAAAAAAGGCAAATACTACTCACGAATTTACTCAACAACAAATTCTTGAGTTTGTCAAATGCCAGAATGATCCTGTTTATTTTTCCAAAAATTATGTAAAAATTGTTACTCTTGATTATGGATTACAACCATTTCAACCATATCATTTCCAAGAAAAATTAATTAATAATTTTCATAAGCACAGATTTAATATCTGTAAGATGCCAAGACAGACTGGTAAGTCAACGACTGTAGTATCTTTTCTCTTACATTATGCTGTTTTTAACGATAACGTAAATATTGGCATCCTAGCAAACAAAGCGGCGACAGCCAGAGAACTCCTGGATAGGTTACAGACTGCTTATGAAAACCTTCCAAAGTGGATGCAACAAGGTATTATTTCTTGGAACAAAGGTTCTCTTGAACTTGAAAATGGTTCTAAAATTCTTGCAGCTTCAACATCTGCATCTGCTGTCCGAGGAATGTCATTTAATATTTTATTCTTAGACGAATTTGCTTTCGTTCCAAATCATATTGCAGATTCGTTCTTTGCATCAGTATATCCTACCATTACTTCAGGTAAACAAACCAAAGTTATTATAGTTTCGACTCCACATGGTATGAATCATTTCTACCGTATGTGGCATGATGCAGAAAAAGGCAAAAATGAGTATGTTTATACTGACGTTCATTGGAGTGAAGTTCCCGGTAGAGACGACGAATGGAAGAAGCAGACTATCGCAAACACTTCAGAAAATCAATTCAAAGTTGAGTTTGAATGTGAGTTTTTAGGATCAGTAGATACTTTAATAGCACCATCAAAACTTAGAGCACTTGTATATGATCACCCAAAAACAAGTAGTGGAGGGTTAGATGTTTATGAAAATTGTATGGAAAACCATGATTATTTAATTTCAGTAGACGTTGCTAGAGGAGTTGGTAATGATTATTCAGCATTTACTATAGTTGATATTACTACATTTCCGCATCAGGTAGTTGCAAAATACAGAAATAATGAAATTAAACCAATGCTATTTCCAAGTATTATTGTAGATGTAGCAAAAAATTATAATAATGCATATATTTTATGTGAAGTTAATGATGTTGGAGATCAAGTAGCATCAATTATACATTATGATTTGGAATATACCAATCTTTTGATGTGCTCCATGAGAGGAAGAGCAGGTCAAATTGTTGGACAAGGTTTTTCAGGAAAGAAAACTCAACTTGGAGTAAAGATGTCCAAAACGGTAAAAAAAATTGGATGTCTTAATTTAAAAACTATGATTGAGGAGAATAAACTTCTCTTCAAAGATTACGATATTATGAGTGAACTTACAACTTTTATTCAAAAGCATAATTCATTTGAAGCCGAAGAAGGTTGTAATGATGATTTAGCAATGTGTTTGGTAATTTATGCTTGGTTAGTCGCACAAGATTATTTCAAAGAACTTACTGATCAAGATGTTAGAAAAAGATTATATGAAGAACAAAAAAATCAAATAGAACAAGATATGGCACCATTTGGTTTTATATCTGATGGATTAAATGACAGTAGTTTTGTTGATGTAAATGGTGATAGATGGTTTGTTGATGAATATGGTGATATGGCATATATGTGGGAATATCAATAATGGATTTGGATAAACAAATTAAATTAGGGCATTTACTACTTACAGATAGAAAATGTAGAACTTGTGGTAAAGACAAAAATTTAATTGATGGATTTTACAGAACTCGCAAAGATAGGGGACCAGTTTCTTCATCATTTTCTTACGAATGTAAAGAATGTACCGTAAAGAGAGTCATTGAATCTAAGAAAAAAAATATTTCATCTACTTTAGATTGGCAATATCCTGATTGGTGAGTATTCACGTCCAGTTTTCTCCACGTAAAGTACATTTTTAATAAATAATTTTTAGTTAAACTGAGATTTACGGAGAAAAACATGGCGACTCCTCAATTATCTCCAGGCGTACTCGTCAGAGAGGTTGATTTAACAGTAGGAAGAGCTGATAATGTTTTAGATAATATTGGAGGAATTGCAGGACCTTTTTCAATTGGACCTGTAGATCATCCAATTGATATTGCAACTGAACAAGAGTTAATCAACAATTTTGGAAAACCACTAACTTTAGATGGTCAGTACGAATACTGGATGAGCGCATCCTCTTATTTGACTTATGGAGGAGTTCTTAAAGTAGTAAGAACTGATGGAGATTATCTTGTAAATGCAAATGCAAAGAGAACAAGAACTGGTGAGATAACTGGGTTTTCTACCTCTGTCGTTTATAATGTTACCAATCAAACTACAGGCATTGGAACTACTGTTGGTGGACAGTTTACACTTACCGAAACTGATTATACTACTGGCGGAAGTGGAGTAGGAGCAATATTAAGAGTCAGTATTGCATCAACAAATGGAATAGCAAATGCAAGATTTTCAAGTGTTGCTATCCTTAATGGCGGTGTTGGATTTACTACTGCAGATACTATTACAATTTCAAACACCAAAATTGGAGCTACAGTAGGTGTGGCGACAACTGGTTCAATTACGCTTGATATTACTGACATTTATACCACATCTGGAGTATCTGCAGTAGGCGATTCCAATTTAAAAATTACTAATTTTGATAATTATAACGAATCTCATGCTGATGATGTTGCAAGTTACATTTTTTCAGCAAAAACTCCTGGTTCTTGGGCAAATGATCTAAAAGTTTGCATTATTGACGATAAAGCAGATCAAATTATTGCTGTAGGAACTACATTTGCTCAAACATTAACTGCAAGAGCAGATAATGGTATTGGACTTGGAGTTACTGTTGCTTTAGTCAATCAAAGTATTCCTGGAGTAACAACTTCATTTAATGGTTATTTGAAAGGAATCATAACTGGAGTTCAAACAGATGCAATAGATGTTAAGATTGTTTCTAGAGTGGCCGCAGGAACTTCCACTGATATTCCTATTACTTATCAGGAGAGAAACCAGGCAGCATCAATTAGACCAGGAAATACTTTAAGATTCACTCAGGATGGTGGTGTTCTTGGCGCTGTTGGAGTTAATACTGTTGAAAGTTCTTCTTCAAATGTAAAAGACTGGTATGATGAGCAAAGAATTGATCTACTTAATGGATCAATTTATTGGAAATCAATTGCACCAAAACCAGTTTCTAATAAGTATGTCCTTGATAGAAATGGTAAAAATGATGCACTTCATGTGGCAATATTTGACGACACCGGAAGTATTACAGGTGTCCAAGGAAACCTTCTTGAAAAGCACTTATTCTTATCAAAAGCAACCGATGCAGTTTCTGCAGTAAATTCTCCACAAAGAATTTGGTGGAAAGAGTATCTTGCACAATATTCTAATTATGTTTATGTTGGAGATAATCCATCAGATGCATCAAACAATGAAGAAATTTTTGCAACTGGATTTAGTGAGGATTTTTCACCTTATTCACAATCTGAAGGATTGTGGAATGAACCTTCTCAAGATAAAGTCTTTAGTGCGCTTGGAAATGCATTATATGCATTAGGTGGAGGAAATGACTATAAGCAAAATGGAAATGGAGAATCTGGAAGTTTTACTCCATTACTTGGTGATCTATTAAATTCCTACGATCTATTTGAAAATAGAGATGAAATTGAAGTAGATTATTTAATTATGGGTCCTGGATTAGCAAATGAAGATGAATCCAAAACTAAAGCAAATTATCTAGTTTCAATTGCAGAGCAAAGAAAAGATTGTATTGCAGTTGTTTCTCCACATAGAGGAAATGTTATTGGTGTTACAAACACTAATACTCAAACTGATAATATAATTGGATTCTTCACTCAAATGCCATCATCTTCTTATGCAGTATTTGATAGTGGATATAAGTACACTTATGATAGATTTAACAATAGATTTGTGTACATTCCATGCAACCCAGATGTTGCTGGACTTATGTGTCGTACAAATATTGTTGCATATCCTTGGTTTTCTCCAGCAGGACAACAAAGAGGAATACTTAATAATGCAATAAAATTAGCATATAATCCAAATAAAGCACAAAGAGATAGACTTTATTCCAGCAGAGTTAATTCAATTATAACTCAACCTGGTGTTGGAACTCTCTTGTTTGGAGATAAAACTGGTCTTGGTTATGCATCTGCATTTGATCGCATTAATGTACGTCGCCTATTCCTTACTATTGAACAGGCACTTCAAAGAAGTGCTCAAGCTCAACTTTTTGAATTAAATGATGAAATCACTAGAGCAAACTTTAAAAATATTGTTGAACCTTATCTACGTGATGTTCAGGCAAAACGAGGTCTTTATGGATTCCTGGTAGTTTGTGATTCTTCAAACAATACTCCTGATGTTATCGATAACAATGAATTTAGAGCAGACATCTTCCTGAAACCAACTAAATCAATTAATTATGTCACACTTACCTTTGTTGCTACCAGAACAGGTGTAAGTTTTGAAGAAGTTGCTGGTACTGTTTGATTTTAAAATAAACAAAAAAGGAGGAACTAAAAATGGCTCACAACATTCAGGATTTTAAATCAGCACTTATTGGAGGCGGTGCTCGCCCCAATTTATTCCAAGTGGATCTCACATTACCAACTGCTATTGAAAAGGATGCAAATTATGCAGATAATAAATTCTCTATTCTTTGTAAATCAGCTGCTCTTCCAGCTTCAACCATAGCTTCTATTGATGTTCCTTTCAGAGGAAGAGTTTTTAAAGTTGCTGGTGATAGAACATTTGACGTTTGGACCGTGACAGTAATTAATGACCAGGATTTTGCTATTAGAAATACCATGGAAAATTGGATGCAAGCAATCGCACAATATGGAGATGCAAGCGGTTTTGCTAATCCTGAAGTTTATATGCAGAATGCAATTGTCAAACAACTGAAAAGAGGTGGCGCTTCAGGAACAACTGGTAGCAATGTAGGTGCAGAACCTCCTTTTGGTCCTGGACTTGATGTTGCAGCAGAATATCAATTTTATGATATTTTTCCAACAAATATTTCTGCAATCGATCTATCTTATGATACTACTGATACCATTGAAGAGTTTACTGTTGACTTCCAAGTTCAATATTGGACACGTTTAAGATAATAATAAATAGACAAAATACCTAAAATAAATTATGGCAAAATTATTTGGATTTTCTATTGAAGATACAGAACCACTGTCTAGGAGTGTCGCTTCTCCTGTTCCTGAGAACAGAGAGGACGAATCAGATTATTACCTGAGCAGTGGTTTTTTTGGATCTTATGTAGATATTGAAGGTGTTTATAGAACAGAATTTGATCTTATCAAAAGATATCGTGAAATGGCACTTCACCCAGAATGTGATAGTGCCATTGAAGATATTGTAAATGAGGCTATTGTTAGTGATACAAATGATACTCCAATTGAAATTGAATTATCTAATCTGAATGCAAGTGATGGCATCAAAAATAAAATTAGGCAAGAATTTAAATATATTCTTTCTCTTTTAGATTTTGATAAAAAATCTCATGAAATTTATAGAAATTGGTATGTTGATGGAAGACTTTATTATCATAAAGTAATTGATCTAAAGAACCCTCACTTGGGAATTCAAGAATTAAGATATATTGACGCAATGAAGATGCGATATGTGCGTCAACAAAAAAAATCAGAAAAAGATAGAAGAACTTATAGAATGGCCGGTGTCAATTCGGATGACCCTATGAATTTTGAATTTCCTCAAATTGAGGAATATTTCATTTATAATCCAAAAATGACTTATCCAACCAGTAATCCAGCTTCTTTGGGTGGAACTGGTGGAATTAAATTTACTAGAGATTCAATAACCTATTGTACTTCTGGACTTGTAGATCGTAATAAAGGATCGACTCTATCCTATCTCCACAAAGCAATTAAATCTCTCAATCAACTTCGTATGATTGAAGATTCTCTTGTTATTTACAGATTATCAAGAGCTCCCGAAAGAAGAATTTTTTATATTGATGTTGGCAACCTTCCCAAAGTAAAGGCAGAGCAATATCTTCGTGATGTAATGATGCGTTATAGAAATAAAATGGTTTATGACGCAAGTACTGGAGAAATTCGTGATGATAAGAAATTTATGGCGATGCTTGAAGATTTTTGGCTTCCAAGAAGAGAAGGCGGAAGAGGTACAGAAATTTCTACACTTCCTGGCGGACAGAATCTTGGCGAAATTACAGACATTAATTATTTCCAAGAAAAACTTTATAGATCTTTAAATGTTCCTACAACAAGAATTGGGGGAGACGGTGGATTTAATCTTGGAAGATCATCAGAAATTCTTCGTGATGAAGTCAAGTTTAGCAAATTTGTTGCTCGCTTGAGGAAGAGATTCTCTTATATGTTTCATGATATGCTTAAGACACAATTAATTCTTAAAAATATCATTACTCCAGAAGACTGGGATATGATGGAAGAGCATATTCAATATAATTTCTTATATGATAACCATTTCGCAGAATTAAAAGATTCTGAACTATTAAATGAGAGGTTAAATATGGTTCAAGTTGCAGAACCTTATGTTGGAAAATATTTTTCACAAGATTATCTGAGAAGAAAGATTCTTCGTCAAACTGATGAGGAAATTATTGAGCAAGATAAAATTATGAAAAAAGAAATTGCAGATGGTATTATTCCAGATCCAAATGCACCTGTTGATCCTATGACAGGTATGCCTTTAGATCAAACTGCTCAAATGGATTTAGGACAACCGGTAATGGAACCAGATTTAGAATCTCAAGGAAGAGAAACTGAAGTTAATGCAAAAGTAGCAGAAATGCCCAAGGGTGGTGAGATATAAATAAAGAAAATTACTTAGGTATTAAAATGGATGATCTTTTAGATATGATTGCTACTGACGAATCTCCTTCTCAAATTAGCGATAAAATTAAAGAACTTATTTTTGCTAAATCGGCAGAAAAAATTGATACGTTTCGTCCAGTGGTAGCGATGAGTATGTTCGGACAAGACTATCAAGAAGAGGAATGATATGAAATCTTTCAAGCAATTTATCTCAGAATCAGTTAATATTGCTGGCGATTTCACAGGAAACCTTTATATCAACTCAGAACCAGAACAACCACAGCAAGTTGGTGAAGACTATGTTGCCGATGTAATGTGGCAAGGTAGCTTATATCGTTTGGAGTTAGTCACTAAAACTGGCATTCCTTCTACCAGAGAACTTGGTGAGCAATTGCAATTAGACTATCCAGGAGCAGTTGTTCATCAAATTTATCCAGTAATGGAAAAAAACTTTAATATTAAAAACGTACAAAGATACCACCCATCAAAATTAGAATGGATTGATTGATAAATGGCCCAGTGGAATAAAGTAGAACAAGATTATTTAAATCAGGAAAGGAGTCTTTTTGAAGTTAATATGATTGCCACAAAAGATGGCAGTCCAGTTTCTTTTGAAAATCCATTTCCAGTATCTCTTGGAAGTTCTAATATTACAATTAATGGTGATGTGAGTATTGGAGCAACTGTAGATGTTTCAAGTACTCAGGAAAATCCAGTTCATACTCACATCACAGAAGTTGGGATAAGTAGCATTTTAACTGTTCCATATCTTCCAGTTGGTGTTGGGACAGTAAATCTAAATCTTACATATCTCCCAGTTGGCATTTCTTCATTACTGAACACTGTATCAATTGCAAATACAGTATCAATATCTAATACTGCTTTTTATGTAACCAATCCAGTTACAACAGTCGCAGTATCAGGTATTGGTTCTACTGTTACAGTTCAAGGAACAGTAGGAATTGGAACCACTGGACAAGTATCAATTAACCTCAATAATTCACCAGTCAGCACCACAAATCCATTTCCGGTTACTGGATCAGTTGATATTGAATTACCACCAATAGCAACCGATGCATTTGGTAGACAAAGAATGTCTACCCCACTCACACTTTTTGATAGTTCCCACAGATACCGAGACAATAATCTTTGGAGTGGTTTAGTTGTTGGTACTGGTTCAACAGTTGGATTTTCAACAGCACAAGGTTTGATTAATATGACGGTTGGTGTAGGAAGCACCGCATCAATCATCAGAGAAACCACAAAAGTATTTTCTTATCAACCAGGAAAATCATTACAAGTATTAAATACGTTTGTATTCAACCCAGCAAAAGCAAATCTTCGCCAAAGAGTAGGATATTATGGCGCAGATAATGGGATGTATCTAGAACTTAATGGAGATACTTTATATTTTGTAGAAAGAACTTATGTTCCAGGAGTTTTAACAGAAACTAGAAAATCTCAACACGAATGGAATGTTGATACGATGCTTGGTCCTGGGCATCTTAATCCATCTGGTGTCACATTAGATATCAGCAAAGCACAGATTATGTGGATGGATATTGAATGGTTAGGACTTGGAACTGTAAGATTAGGATTTGTAGTTAATGGGCAATTTATTCACTGCCATTCATTCCATCACGCAAATCTTATCAATACAACTTATATCACAACAGCATCATTACCTTTGAGATATGAAATTGCTAATACAGGAATTACAACCAGTGCAAGCACATTAAAACAAGTTTGTTCCACTGTAATCTCAGAAGGTGGTTATGAACTTCGTGGATTACAGCAAGCAATAGGAACACCAGTTCAAACACCAGTTGATTTAACAACAGCAGGAACTTATTATACAGTCGCATCAATTCGTCTTAAAGCAACACCAAATAGATTAGATGCAATTGTAATTATGACTGCACTTTCTATTCTAGGTATTACAAATAATGCAACTTATAACTGGCAAGTAAGAGCAAGTGGGACATCTAATGGTGGAACTTGGACTGATGCTGGTCTCGATAGTGCTGTTGAATATAAGATTGGTGGAGGAACTTATACTGGTGGAAGAATATTAGCATCTGGATATACGTATGGTTCCAATCAAGGTTCAACATCAGTAGATATTCTCAAGGAGGCATTATTTAAGTTTCAGTTAGAAAGAGATGCATTAACTGGAACACCTTATGAACTTTCTATTGTATGTGCTTCTGATTCTAATGGTGCAGATATTCATGCTTCTATGGACTGGGAAGAAATTAGTAGGTAATTTGCAATTTATAAATAACTAAAAGTGTTGTATTTAAAATAATGACTCATAGACCAGTTGGGGCAGGTTCCTCATTTACATTTACTGCAGGTACTGCAACAACTTCATCTGCCTTTTCAGTACAATCTAGTGTTTTGAGAGTAGTTGCAGTTGGTGGTGCTGCCCACGTTGCAATCGGAGTTAATCCTACGGCAACCAATACTGATTACTATGTTCCCGCAGGAGATACTGTAACTTTAGGTTTAACTAAAGCATCAAATCGTGTTGTTGGAGTAACAACAGGAACAACAACAATTGTTACTGTTCCAGAAGGTACTCAAGTTCCATTTGGTGTTGGTGATTATGTAACATTAAGTGCAAGTGGTCAATCTTATTATGATTTTACTCATAAAGAAGTATTATCAGTCGATACTTCTGCGGGAGTAAATGGATATTATCAAACTAGAATGACCGTTGCTAATAATTCAAGTGGAATTGTAACCGCATTTGCACCTTTAGATGCAACAATATCAATTTCAAATAAAGTTTCTGCTTATGGAGTAAGTTCAGGAACTCTTTATTACCAACAAGTACAAATCACAGGTCAAGCATAATGAAACTCATCACAGAAGAAATCGAAAAGGTAGAAGTTATTACCGAAGGAAAAGGTAATAATCAAAAACTCTACATTCAGGGTCCTTTTTTACAAGCTGAATGCGTTAACCGTAATGGACGTATGTATCCTATGTCCATTATGGAGCGTGAAGTAAAAAGGTATACTGAGCAGTATGTAAATAAGGGTCGTGCTCTTGGAGAACTAGGACATCCTGATGGTCCTACTGTAAATCTTGATAGAGTATCGCATAAAATTGTTTGTCTTACACAAGAAGGAAACAATTTTATTGGCAAAGCACAGATTCTTTCTACTCCAATGGGTAAGATTGCAGAATCACTTCTTAAAGAAGGTGTTTGTCTTGGCGTTTCTTCTCGTGGTATTGGTTCACTAAGAGAAAATAATAAAGGATATAAAGAAGTTGGAGAAGACTTCATGCTTGCCACTGCTGCTGACATTGTTGCAGACCCCTCAGCACCTGATGCTTTTGTTCAAGGGATTATGGAAGGTAAAGAGTGGTGTTGGGATGGTGGAATTCTAAAAGAAAGAGTAGCAGAGAATACAAAAATTAAAATAAATAAATTAGTTGATCAACGAATTCTTGAGGGATATAAATTATCACTTTTCAATGAGTTTTTAAACTCATTGTAATTTATTAAATTATAAATAAATATAGTTTATAACTAAAGGTTAAACGGAGAGTTCAAATGTCTCGTGGAGATTTACAAGAAATGGAAGTAGGCACTAAGCAATCCAGAACCGCTGTTAATGCTAATGCTAAAGCAGCGGATGCGATGCCAAAACTAACTACAGGTATTCCTGATGGCCAAACCGCAGGTTGGGAAGATCTTGGTGGTCCAGATCCTTCCAACTATCGTCCAGATGATGACTCAGCAAAACTTAAAACCCCAGGCGCAACTCTTAAGCAAGTTAAAGATGTTGTAAATAAGGGAGCTAAGTCTGCCGAAACAATGAAGGGTATGAAAGAAGAAGAAGAACTGGATGATGAAGATTTAATTGATGAAGAGAGTGATGAGGACGAAGAACTTGTAGAAGCTAAGCATAAGGAAGAGGAAGAGGAAGATAAAGATGAAGAGGATGATGAAGAAGAGGAGGATGATGATGAAGTAGCAGAAGAATTTAGCATCGAAGAAGATGTTAATGCTCTTCTAGAAGGTGAGGAACTCTCCGAAGAGTTTCAAGAAAAAGCACGTACTATTTTCGAGGCTGCTATTCGCTCCAGGGTTTTCGATATTAAGGAAACACTTGAGGAGCAATATGCAGTTGCTCTTGCTGAGGAAGTTGAAGAAATTAAATTAGAACTCAGCGAGCGTGTAGATGCTTATCTGGAGTATGTTGCTGACGAGTGGATGCAAGAAAATGCACTCGTTATTGAGCAAGGTCTTAAGACCGAAATGACCGAATCATTCCTCCAAGGAATGAAGGGTCTTTTTGAAGATCATTATGTATCAATCCCTGAAGATAAATATGATGTGCTTGAGAGCATGGTAGAAAAACTTGATGAAATGGAGACAAAACTCAACGAGCAAATCGAAAAGAATGTTTCACTAAACAAGCGTCTCGCAGAGTCGGTTGCTGATGGAATCTTTGAACAGGTCGCTGATGGTCTTGCAGACACTCAGAAAGACAAGCTCGCTTCACTTGCCGAAAGTGTTGAGTTTGAAAGTGAAGCAGAATATCGTGAAAAACTGGAGACTTTGAAGGAATCATATTTTCCTTCAAGATTAGTTTCTCCTTCATCTAAAACTGAAACCCTTTCGGAAAGCACTGAAGCAGTTCAAGAACCAGTTTCTGATGCAATGTCTGCTTACCTGAGAACACTTTCAGGATTTAGAAAAAATTGAATTTAATATAATTCAAACGCAAAAAACAAACACTTAGTAAAAAGGTAAAACGCAAATGTTTCATTCCGAGCATCTGCAGGAAAAGTGGGCACCTCTTCTCGACTATCAGGGTCTTGATCCAATCAAAGATTCTCATCGTAGATCTGTAACCGCTGTCCTGCTCGAAAACCAAGAAAAATTCTTAAGAGAAGAATCAGCATTTAATTCAGGTGGTATTACTAACCTGATGGAATCACCAACAAACAGTGGCAATGCTGCTGGATTTGGTGGAGGATTTGGTGGTAGTTCTGCTGCTGGTGGTCCTACCGCAGGTTTTGACCCCGTTCTAATTTCACTTATTCGTCGTTCAATGCCTAACCTGGTCGCTTATGACCTCGCAGGCGTTCAACCAATGAGTGGTCCAACAGGACTCATCTTTGCAATGCGTTCTCGCTACACCAATCAGAGTGGAGCAGAAACATTCTACAACGAAGTAGATACTGCATATTCTGGTCAAAACTCAGCATTTGATGTTGTTGGATTCGGTAGCACTGCTGCTGGTATTGGTACGACTGCACAAACAGGTTCTAATCCATCAGTCCTCAACCCAGTCGGTGGTGCTGGCAGTCAAACTGCTTATAACGTTGGTCAAGGTATGCCAACTGGTGATGCAGAAGCACTTGGCGATGGCGTAAATGGTGACCAGTTCAACCAGATGGCATTCTCAATCGAGAAAGTCACTGTTACTGCAAAGTCACGCGCTCTGAAAGCTGAGTATTCACTCGAACTCGCTCAAGACCTCAAGGCAATTCATGGTCTGAATGCTGAAGCGGAACTCGCAAACATTCTCTCAACTGAGATTCTTGCTGAGATCAACCGCGAAGTTATTCGTACCATCTACAAGGTTGCTGAGCAAGGTGCTGTTCAGAACGTTGCAACTGCTGGTATCTTTGACCTAGACATCGACTCCAATGGTCGTTGGTCTGTTGAGAAGTTCAAGGGTCTTCTGTTCCAAATTGAGCGTGATGCTAACGCTATCGCTCAGAGAACTCGTAGAGGAAAGGGTAACATCATCATGTGCTCTGCTGACGTTGCTTCAGCACTGACCATGGCTGGTGTTCTCGACTACACCCCTGCACTCAACGCAAACCTCAACGTAGACGACACCGGCAACACCTTTGCTGGTACTCTCATGGGCAAATTCCGTGTCTACATTGACCCATATGCTGCTAACCTCACTTCAGGTAATGCATCTCCTGGCAATCAGTATTATGTTGTAGGTTATAAGGGTTCATCACCTTATGACGCTGGACTCTTCTATTGTCCTTATGTTCCTCTCCAAATGGTACGTGCCGTTGGTGAGAACAGCTTCCAACCCAAGATTGGCTTTAAGACCCGCTATGGTCTTGTTGCTAACCCATTCGCTGAGGGTCTTGATCAGGGTCTTGGTCGTCTCCAAGTCAACTCTAACCGTTACTACAGAAGAGTTGCGGTGAAAAATCTTATGTAATCTATTTCACATAAGAAATACAGAGGATCCTTCGAGGTCCTCTTTTTTTATCTAAATATTTAAAAAAAGATGACAGTAGGACAAATAGAGAATAGAAATTTTTTATCACCAACAGGATTTAAATTTACTCTTACAAGAACTCCAAAGGTTGGTTTTTTTTGTAATGAAGCTAATATTCCTGATTTAAATCTTGGAGTAGCTACACAACCCTCTTATACTAAAATGTTACCAACTCCAGGTGACATTATAGAATTTGGTGATTTAAATTTAAGGTTTTTAGTAGATGAAAATCTTGAAAATTACATGCAAATTCAAAATTGGATTCGTGGTCTTGGATTTCCAGAAAAGTTAAGTCAATTTGAGGATTTAGAAAAATCTGGACAAATTCAAGGAAATTATCCAAAAGATAGACAAAACATATATTCTGATGGAACTTTACAAGTTTTAACTAGTAGTCAGATACCAAATTTTCAAATTGTTTTCAAAGATTTATTTCCATATTCATTGTCAACTTTAATCTTTGATGCCACAAATACTGATATACAGTACTTTACAGCAGATGTTAGTTTCAAGTATACTATTTACAATATAGTTGATCTTGGCGGAAATCCCTTATGACTTTAGATCTTGATTCTATACAAAAAATGTGGGAGCAAGATTCGAAGATAGATATAGATAATCTTCATACAGAATCTTTGAATATCCCAATACTTCATGCAAAATATTTTGATCTTTATAATACAATTTTTCTACTCAGGAAAAAAGCAGAGCAGCAAAAAAGAAATATTCGACACGAACGTTATGAATATTATTCTGGAAAAGCAGACCCTGATGTATATGTAGAAAATCCTTTTCCTAAAAAGATTCGTGACAAAGATACAATGCAAAAGTATCTTGATGCCGACGAAAAACTTTCCACAGTGTGTTTAAAGATTGATTACTACGATACAATGTTAGTGTATATTGAAAGCATTTTGAAAATGATTCAGAATAGAACCTATCAAATTAAAAACTCCATAGAATTTATACGTTTTAACGCTGGTCTGGGGTAAATAAATACTCATAGCATCATGAATGATATGAGTGACGTAATTATTGAAAAGAAAAATGAAGTTTTTTTAAAACTTCATTGCGAACCACATATTCTTTACGAACTTCAACAATACTTTACATTTGAAGTTGAATCTGCAAAATTTATGTCCCAATATAGAAGTAGACATTGGGACGGAAAAATTAGACTTTTAAGCACTCATACGGGAGAAATTTATACCGGTTTGTTGTCTAAGGTCATTGACAAACTAACCCTACATAACTATACCTATGAATTTAAAGAAAATAAATTCTATGGATTACCTTTTGAAGTAAATCAAGGTATTTCGTATGAGGGTGTTAAAGATTATATGTCTTCTATTTGTGCTCATTCTCCACGAGAGTATCAAGTAGAGGGAGTATACGATGCTCTACGACATAATAGAAAATTATTGATATCACCCACAGCCTCAGGTAAATCCTTAATGATTTATTCCCTTGTAAGGTATTATGTAGATAAAGGAGAAAAAATTCTCTTAGTTGTTCCAACGACATCTTTGGTAGAGCAGATGTACAAGGATTTCCAAGACTATGGTTGGGATGCTGAGTCATATTGTCACAAGATTTATTCTGGTAGGGAAAAAACAAACGAACATTCTGTGACAATTACAACTTGGCAATCTGTCTATAAGTTAGAACGTTCATTCTTTGAAAACTATGGAGTAGTTATAGGAGATGAATCTCATTTATTTAAGAGTAAGTCACTTATTGATATTATGACTAAACTTCATCATGCAAAATATCGTTTTGGATTTACTGGAACTCTTGATGGAACTCAAACTCATAAATGGGTTTTAGAAGGATTGTTCGGTCCATCATATAAAGTTACCAGAACTTATGAACTGATGGAACAAGGACATATTTCTCAGTTAGATATTCGTTGTCTTGTTCTTAAGCATCCACCTCAAAAATTTGAAACTTATGAAGATGAAATTCAATATCTAATTCAACATGAGCAAAGAAATAAGTTTATTACAAATCTTTCACTTTCTTTAAAAGGAAATACTCTTGTTCTATTTTCACGAGTAGAAGCACATGGAGCAGTTTTATATGAAAAGATAAATAATACTAAACGAGGTGATCGCAAAATATTTTTTATTCATGGTGGAGTTGATACTGAGGAAAGAGAATTAGTTAGAGAAATTGCAGAAAGAGAAAACAATGCAATTATTGTTGCATCATACGGCACATTTAGCACAGGAATTAACATTAAAAATTTACATAACGTTATTTTTGCATCACCTTCAAAGTCTAGAATCCGTAATTTACAATCAATTGGAAGAGTTCTAAGAAAAGGTAACAACAAAACAAAAGCAGTCTTATATGATATTTCTGATGATTGTACTTATAATTCAAGAAAAAATTATACTTTAAATCATTTGATAGAAAGAATTAAAATTTATAACGAAGAAAAGTTTAATTATGAAATAATCACCATACAGCTTAAGAAAAATGATAGAAGATGATTTTTATGCAACTTTAAAACTTAAAACAGGTGAAGAAATCTTTGCCAAAGTAGCAGCTTCTGAAGAAGAAGATAAAACCTTATTAATTATTACAAACCCAATTATTATTAATGAAATAAAAAGTAGATCTGGAACAGTTGGATATAAAATAGAACCATGGTTAAAAACAACAACAGAGGATATGTTTATTATTAATCTTGATGATGTATTAACTCTCTCTGAATCTTCTGATACAGAAATAATTATGATGTATCAATCTTATGTTCGTCAATCTGTAAAGGATGTGAATAATCATTCTAAAATTAATCGTAGGATGGGATATCTTGCTAATGTTAATGATGCTAAAGAGATATTAGAAAAGCTTTATAAAAATAGCTAAAAATAACTTATCAACCCCGACAAAGGTTATTGTACATGATTTTATGCACCTTGTCAATTATTTGTTAAAGTGGTATAATTTATACATAATAATGATAAAAACTTATGATAACTACAGCAGTCATGACCAAAAGAAAAAGGTCAGAGCATTATGTAAACAACAAAGAGTTTCTTGCTGCTCTAATTAAGTATCGTGAAGATAAAGAAATTGCAGAAATCCGAGGAAAACCAAAACCTCCTATTCCTCGCTACATTGGAGAGTGTTTCCTGAAGATTGCTAATCACCTATCATTCAAACCCAACTTCGTGAACTATATGTTTAAGGAGGATATGATTTCTGACGGAATTGAAAATTGTGTTCAGTATATTCATAATTTCAATCCAGAGAAGTCACAGAATCCTTTTGCATACTTCACTCAAATCATTCACTATGCGTTTCTCCGTCGTATTCAAAGAGAAAAGCGTCAGTTAGAAATCAAAAACAAAATTCTTGAGCGTTCTGGATACTCTGAAGTATTTGAGGACAACTCTATTGACGGAAGCAACTATAGCGACTATAATTCTATCAAAGATAATGTTCACGCGAAATTACGTTACTGATGCGTATTGCTTTGATTAACGACACCCATTACGGTGCCCGTAAAGGTTCAAAACTATTTCATGACTATTTTGAACTCTTCTATAAGAATGTGTTCTTCCCGACGCTGGAACAGTACGGGATTACAACAGTTATTCATATGGGAGATGCTTTTGATAGTCGTAAATCGATTGATTATCAAAGTTTAGAGTGGGCTAAAAGAGTTGTATTTGAACCTCTGCGAAATTATGATGTTCATATGATTGTTGGTAATCATGATTCTTATTACAAGAATACAAATAATACCAACTCACCACAACTCCTTCTTAAGGATTATTCTAATGTAAAAACATATTCATCTCCAACAGAGATTAAAGTGGGAAATCTTGATATCCTACTTCTTCCTTGGATTTGTATGGATAATGAAGAGAAATCTTTGAAGTTAATTAAGAGGACCAAAGCAAAAGTTGTCATGAGTCATTTAGAACTTCAAGGATTTCGTGTGAATCGTTCTTTGATTATGGAACATGGACTGGAAGCAGATATTTTTAAAAACTTCAAAAAGGTATTTTCTGGTCATTACCATACTCGTTCTGATAATGGAACTGTATTCTATACGGGAAATCCTTATGAGATTTATTGGACAGACGTAGGTGATACCCGTGGATTTACTATCTTTGATACTGAAACTTTAGATCACGAATCTATTGATAATCCTTATAAAATGTTTTATAACATTTATTATGAAGATACTAACTATCAAACTTTTGATACACGAGAATATGAGAATAAAATCGTAAAAGTAATTGTTCGTAAAAAAACAGACACCAAGAAGTTTGAAAAATTTATTGATAAACTATATACATCTAATGTTGCAGAACTTAAGGTAATTGAAAATTTTGATATTCAAGAATCTAAAAATTTTGAAGTATTTGAATCTGAAGATACCCTTTCAATTCTGAATAGATATATTGAGGAGGCTGAAGTAAATCTTGATAAATCACTAATTCAAAAACTATTGCAAGAAGTTTATCAAGAGGCATGTGAGATGGTTTAATGTTTATTCTAACAATCAACGGTAGAGAAACTGAAGGTGCATATTCCGTTTTAAACGATGATGGCGATCATATTCTCTATTTGTTTGAAGAAGAGGATGATGCAGTTAGGTATGCTATGATGTTAGAAGATGATGGATATCCAGAAATGCATGTAATTGAAATTGAAGATAAAGTTATGATAAAAACTTGTGAACTTCATGATTATCAATATACAGTAATTACCTCAAATGATATTGTTATTCCTCCAAGTAATGTAACTCATGATTTTATTTAAAACTATAAAATGGCGTAATTTTCTTTCTACCGGACAACATGAAACTGAGGTTGATTTTACAAAAAATTCAACAAATCTCATTATTGGTTCTAATGGTGCGGGAAAAAGCACAGTTCTTGATGCTCTAACATTTTCTTTATTTGGTAAACCATTCCGTAAAATTAATAAACCTCAACTCATCAACTCTACAAATGATAGAGATTGTAGAGTTGAGGTAGAATTTGATATTGGAAGTACTTCTTGGAAGGTTGTAAGAGGTATTAAACCAAATATTTTTGAGATATATCGTGATGACTCTCTTTTAGATCAGTCTGCTGCAGCTATAGATCAGCAGAAGTGGTTAGAGCAAAATGTTTTAAAGATGAACTATAAGTCTTTCACTCAAATCGTGATTTTGGGTAGCAGTACTTTTGTTCCTTTTATGCAACTTCCTGCATCTCATCGTAGAGAAGTAATTGAGGATCTTCTTGATATTAAAATATTTTCTTCGATGAATGTTGTAATTAAAGAAAAGATTCGTTCAATTAAAGATGAAGTTAAAACTCTTGAACTTAAGAAAGAATCTCTTTTTGATAAAGTAAAGATGCAGGAAGAATTTATCGAAGAACTTGAAAATAGAGGAAAAGATAATATAAACAATAATAATCGAAAAATTTCCGACTTGGATAAAGAAATTGAACAATATACGCAGGAAAATGAGTCTGTAGAAGAACCTCTTCGAGAACTTGTTCGTGAGCAAAATGCAATGACTGGATATGCCGAAAAACTTCGTAAACTAGGAAATCTTAAAGGAAAAATCTCTCAAAAAGTATCTACAATTACAAAAGAACATAAGTTTTTTACTGAGAATACGGTATGCCCTACATGCACACAGTCCATTGATGAAGAGTTTAGAATAAATAGAATTAAGGACGCTCAAGATAAAGCAAAGGAGTTGCAATCTGGTTATAAAGAACTAGAGGAGGCAATTAAAGAGGAAGAGGAGCGAGAGCGTCAATTCAATACTCTATCGAAGGAGATTTCAAACTTAACGAATGGCATTTCTCAAAACAATATTAAGATTAATGGATTGCGGAGACAAATCCGAAATCTTGAATCGGAAATTCAAAAAATTACCGAACAACTTGCAAACCGAAATTCTGAACATGAGAAGTTAGAATCCTTCAATAAAAACTTAAAAACAACATACGACGAACTCGCTTCTAAAAAAGACACAATCAACTATTACGATTTTTCGTATAGTTTGCTTAAAGACGGTGGAGTAAAATCCAAAATCATTAAGAAGTATCTACCTCTGATAAATCAGCAAGTAAACCGTTATCTTCAGATGATGGATTTCTACATCAATTTTACTCTTGATGAGGAATTTAACGAAACCGTCCAGTCTCCAATTCATGAAGATTTCTCATATGCTTCTTTTAGTGAAGGAGAAAAAATGAGAATTGACTTAGCACTTCTTTTTACTTGGAGAGAAGTTGCAAGAATGAAAAACTCAGTTAACACTAACCTTCTTATTATGGATGAAGTGTTTGATAGTTCACTTGATGGATTTGGAACGGAAGAGTTCCTTAAGATTATCCGTTATGTGATTAAAGATGCTAATATTTTTGTCATCTCTCATAAGACTGGTCTAGATGATAGATTTGAAAGTGTCATAAAGTTTGAGAAAGTCAAAGGTTTTTCTCGTATGGTGGTATGAATCACCAAAGAACAATGAAAGTTCCAAACTGGCAACATCACTCACGCAAGGAGCAAAAACGAAAACTTAAACCGCAAGCATTGCGGCAAGCAAAAGCACGAAGACAAGTACTCAAGAAGCGTCTCCATCAATGAGGCGCTTCTTTTTTATAAATAAATAAAAAGTATTTTTAACAATGGAAGCAAAAGACATTCGCAATCTTTCAGAAGCATATCTTTCTGTATATCAACCTCAGTATATTAGTGAAGAGGTTGAAATTGCTACTGAGTATTTCTATGAAATGGGTTTAAATGAGTATGGAATTGATATTCTAATTGAAGAACTTGGTGAAGATGAGTTTGTTGATTGGGTTGATGAAATTGTAGAGGAGTCTTATTTAGAAGAGGCATCTCAAACTCGTCTACAAAAAATGGCAGATAAGAAAAATAAAATTTTAGTTGGACCTAAGGGAAGCAGACCGCAAAGTACCACAAAAGCAGCTATTAAAAAATATGGTGGAACCGTAAGAGGTGGTATTTCTGGTGGAGTTTCTGGTGTAATTAAGAAAAGAGAAGGTGCTGTTGCATCTGCACAGGAAAAACAACCAGCATCTTCTTCAACTCCAACTCAGACTCAAATGGGAATGGCTGGAAGAATCGGATCTGCTCTTGGTGGTTTTATTAAGAGAGGTAGGCAGGATATTGAATTGACTAAAAAAACTGCTCAAACTGTAGGTAAAGCAGTTAAAACTGGAATTGATGCTTTAAACAGAGCAAGTGATTCTAGACTAGCAAGGCAAGCAAGAGTTGCTACTCATAAAGGTGTTAAACGTCACACTCAAGCTCTTACTGCCGCTGGAGGTGCTCTTGGGCGCACTCTTGGAGCATCTACTGCTAGAAGACGTGCTCTCAGTAAAGAGGAATATAATATCCTCTTTTCATATCTTCTTGATGAAGGATATGCCGAAACTGTTGAAGGTGCTGAAGTAATTCTTATGAATATGAGTGAAGAGTGGTGTGGTGAAGTTTTAGATGAAGGATTTAAAAGAATGAATCGAGGTAAAATAGAAAGACAAGCAAGAAGACTTGGCGGTGATCGTGGAGATGTCCTTAGAATTGTGGCAGATAAATTAGATACTGATATTGAAAGAAAATATTCAACTTCTCAGGCGAGAAAAAATAGAGCAAAATCCGGAGAATATAGGCAAAATCAACATAAGCAAGCAGCTGCAGATGCGCGAGCTGATTTTAAAAAGTATGGGATGTAATAAGTCACTTTTTAAACTGTCCACTCGGAGGTCGCAAGACCTCCTTTTTTTGTATAATGGTTTCATTCGCAACCAATCTTATGCCAATTCAACACGAAATCAAATCTCAACTTGCCAAACTGCTTGCCACTGAAGATTTGGTGGTAGAACACAAGAAGGTCTCTACTGCCTGCTTCAACGTCCATACTCGTGTTCTGACGCTTCCTCTATGGGAGAAGGCAAGTGGTCTTGTATATGACCTTCTGGTGGGTCATGAAGTCGGTCACGCTCTCTATACACCTGATGAGGATTGGACAGATACAGTAAAGATTCCTGCTCAGTTTGTGAACGTTGTAGAAGATGTTCGCGTTGAAAAATTAATGAAGCGTAAGTATGCAGGTCTTGCCAAGACTTTTTTTAATGGTTACAAGGAACTGAACGAAGATGACTTCTTTCAGATTAAAGAAGAAGACATTTCTAAATTTAATCTTGCTGACCGTGCAAATCTGTTTTTCAAAATTGGAAATTATACTTATATTCCTATTGGAGATGGTGAAGAATCAGAAATTGTCAATTTGATTTCTGCAACAGAAACTTTTGCCGATGTTCTGATTGCTGCTGAAGAACTTTATAAGTATTGTAAGAAAGAAAAAGAACAACAGCAAAAGGTCGCTGACTTTGATTCTCACGAAACTCAGGGAGATTCTCAGTCTCCTGGGAATGAAATTGTGGAGAGTAATGAGTCCTCTTCTGAGGAAGAGGGTGAGAGTGATAATTCGCAACCTAAAGAGGATGATGGGTCCTATGGTGGAACTGCTCAGGGAGATCAAACCCAAGTAAAATCTTCTGGTGAAGAAAATGAACCAGAAGTTCGCACTGCAGATTCTCTAGAAGAAAAACTTCAGAGTCTTGTTGGAAATGATTTATATGAAAATACTTATGTAGAAGTTCCTCAACTCAATCTTGACACTGTTATTGGCAAAAATTCTGAGATCCATAAGGAAATTGATAATTCCTTTACTCATCAACAGAAACTTCACAACGAACACGCTAAAGGTGGGGGGTATACTCCAGTAAATCTTTATCAAGAGTCTGATGCGGAGTTTTGTAAATTCAAAATTTCTGCTCAAAAGGAAGTCAACTATCTTGTGAAGGAGTTTGAATGTCGTAAAGCAGCAGATCAGTATGCTCGTGCATCAACTGCTCGTACTGGAGTTCTTGATACCTCACGTCTTCACACTTACAAGTATAATGAAGATCTATTCAAGAAAGTTTCTGTTATTCCTGATGGAAAGAATCATGGTTTGGTATTTGTACTTGACTGGAGTGGTTCTATGTGTGATGTTTTACTTGACACATGCAAGCAACTTTTTAATCTGGTTTGGTTCTGTAAAAAAGTTTCCATTCCTTTTGAAGTGTATGCTTTCACTAATGAATGGCGTCGTGGAGAATATGATTATGAAAATGATCGTTATCTTGCCGCTGACCGTACTCCTCACTATAAGAAAAAGGAAAGTCTGTTGCTTGTAGATGAAACATTCACGATGATGAACATTCTCACAAGCAAAGTTTCTGGTAAAGAAATGGAGCATCAACTGCTTAACATCTGGCGTCTTGCTTATTGCTTTGGTAGAACTTATAGTTCTCCTTATACTTTCTCTAACCGTATGTCCTTGTCTGGAACTCCTTTGAATGAATCATTGATTGCTCTGCATCAGATTCTTCCTAAGTTCCAAAAAGAAAATAAACTTCAGAAAGTTCAGTGTATTGTTCTTACTGATGGTGAAGCAAATCAACTTGTTTACCATAAAGAAGTTCGTCGTTCTTACTCAAAAGAACCTGTTCTTGGTACTGGATATGTTTACCCTCACAATACATTTCTTCGTGATCGTAAACTTGGAACAACCTATAGTGTTGGTTACGGTTATCATGCATTTACTGACACTCTTCTGAAGAACTTGAAGGATAAGTTTTCTTCTATGAACTTTATTGGTATTCGTGTTCTTGAAAGTCGCAATGCAAATCGTTTTATTCAACTTTATCATTCGCAACTTGATAAGCAGTATGAAAAAATTCAAAGTGATTGGAAAAAAATGAAAAGTTTTACTATTACCAACTCTGGATATGATGCATACTTTGGAATGTCTGCCGCAGCACTTGCACAGGATACTGAGTTTGAAGTTGCCGAATGTGCTACTAAGTCGCAGATTAAATCTGCATTCGTAAAGTCTTTGAAGACTAAAAAACTAAATAAAAAAGTTCTTGGTGAGTTTATTTCATTGGTAGCATGAAACAAAAATTTCCATTTGAACACGTAGTGAAATACGACACTAAAGAAGTCTGGATTAAATATAATAGAAGCACAACTGCTATGGGTATTCCAGCAATTGTAAAAAAATATTATCCAGGTTATACTGGTCATATTGCAAGTGAAGAGTACCTTGAAGAACTCAAAAACCAGTTGGCGAACTGACCACAGAGGTCCCAAGAGGACCCTTTTTTCGTTTATAATGACTAGGTTGAAACGAAACACTTATGACACTCTCTTCCGACTACATCCGTACTTCTCTCCAGGCACTCTACGGCAACACTGTTACTGGTGCTGATATTCGTGCTTGGTGTTCTCTGAATGACTCTAACTATCAGACCGTAACTAAAAAACTTGAACAGTACAAAGTTAGTCGTGGTAAATGGAATCTTGAAGTAACTCAACAAAAGGTGGAAGAAATCGAACGTACTTTCCAAGCACCTTCAGTGGTTCCTCCTGTAGAGCAAACCCTTATTCCTGATAAAGATGATACCTTCGTCAAGTTTGGTAATTTTAGCGATATCAAAAAAATTATTCAGTCCCGTCTATTTTACCCTACGTTCATTACGGGTCTTTCGGGTAACGGTAAAACGTTCTCTGTGGAGCAAGCGTGTGCTCAACTCAAGCGTGAAATGATTCGTGTCAACATCACGATTGAGACTGATGAAGACGATCTTATCGGAGGTTTCCGCCTTGTTGATGGAAATACTGCTTGGCATAATGGTCCTGTGATTGAGGCACTGGAGCGTGGTGCGATTCTTCTTCTTGATGAGATTGACCTTGCTTCCAACAAAATCTTGTGCCTCCAATCCATTCTTGAAGGTAAAGGTGTCTTCTTGAAAAAGATTGGTCGCTGGGTCAAACCCGCTGCTGGATTCAACGTGATTGCCACCGCAAACACCAAGGGCAAGGGTTCTGATGATGGTAGGTTCATCGGCACCAACGTGCTGAATGAGGCGTTCCTAGAGCGTTTCCCTGTGACCTTTGAGCAGTCCTATCCTGCCCCTGTAACCGAGCAGAAGATCCTTGAGGGTATTGCTCTGGACCTTGGTGTGGAGGACCGTGATTTCTGCAAGCGTTTGGTTGATTGGAGTGATATTATTCGTAAAACATTTTATGATGGAGGTATTGAAGAAATCATCAGCACCCGCCGTCTGGTTCACATCATCCGTGCCTACAGCATCTTCCAAGACAAGGCAAAGGCAATCCAAGTGTGTGTGAACCGCTTTGATGATGAAACCAAACAAGCATTCCTTGAACTTTATGATAAAGTAGATGCTGATTTCCAAATGCCGTCACAACCTGAACGGACTGAACAATATATTGACGATAGGCAAGCAAACTGATAGAATATGAGGAGGTAAAAAGTACCTCCTCTTTTTATAACTGAATCAACTTTTACTATTACTATGAGTGAAACAACAAATCATCTTTGGAAATATAACGAAGATAAAATCCTGAAAGACATTCAGGAGTATGTGACCAGCACTTATGGCAGTCACTATTGCGGACATAATGAAGATTACAAAGATATTCAGACAATTGATCTGATGGCGGCAAAAGATCTTGCCGTTGGTTTTTGTCAATCAAATATTCTCAAGTATGGAAGTCGTTATGGTGACAAGGATGGTCGCAATAAGCGTGATTTGATGAAAGTCATTCACTATGCCATGCTTCTTCTTCACTTTGACGGTCACTACTCTCGTCAAGATAATGGTCTCTCTGAATTTCGCTGATTATTATGAAACTTTCTGATAAAACTCTTTCGGTTCTCAAGAACTTCTCTGGTATTAATCAATCTATTCTTTTCAAGGAAGGAAACAAACTTCGCACTATCAGCGTGATGAAAAACATCCTTGCCGAAGCAACAATCACCGAAGAGTTCCCTCGTGACTTTGGTATCTATGACCTGAACCAGTTCTTGAATGGTCTTGGTCTTCATAAAGCACCTGAACTAGACTTTGAGAATGATAATTATGTTGTCATCCGTGAAGGTAAAATGAGATCCAAATATTTCTTTGCTGACCCAAGCGTGATTGTTACTCCGCCAGATAAAGAAATTAATCTTCCCGGCGAAGATGTTTGTTTTGAACTATCTACGGAACAAATGGATAAACTCCTGAAAGCAGCAGCGGTTTATCAACTTCCTGATATCTCTGCTGTTGGTGAAGCAGGTGTTGTGAAACTGGTTGTCCGCGATAAGAAGAACGATACCTCCAACGATTTTTCTATTGTTGTTGGTGAAACTGACAGTGAGTTTGTATTCAACTTCAAGGTGGAAAATATTAAGATTCTTCCTGGTACTTATGAAGTAGTAGTATCACAAAAACTTTTGTCACGATTCCAATCCAAGAACCACGATCTCTGCTATTATATTGCTCTGGAGCCTGATTCTACTTTCGGTTAATGAACATCTTTGTTACTTCTCCATTTCCTGCAGAGAGTGCCATTTGTCTTCCCGATAAGCACATCGTTAAGATGCCACTAGAGTGCTGCCAGATGCTCTCTATCGTTGCTTCTGGCAAGTGGGGGCACGGGTACGGCACTCTCCCTAAGGCAGATGGAACCCCCTACAAGACCGAGAAAGGAGCATTCCGCAATCATCCCTGCACCAAGTGGGCAATGGAAAGTATCCATAATGCCTACTGGTTAATCAAGTGGGGATTGAACTTGTCAGATGAATACTGCCTGCGGTATAATAAAACTCACTCTTGTTATAAAACTCTTGTGGAGGCATATTACTTGTTTCCGAAGGGTAAGATTACAGAAGTGACACCATTTGCTCGTGCTATGCCTGAGGAATGGAAATTTGATAATACTATTGATACATTTGAGGCATACAAAAAGTATATCGCGTCCAAACCTTGGGTGAAGGATAACTATCTACGTATGCCTGAACGCAAACCTGATTGGATTTAATTATGGCAAGTGAATTTCTTCTCACTGAAAAATACCGTCCTCAAGTAATTGATGACTGTATTCTTCCTGACGATACTAAAAAAACATTCAAGGAGTTTGTAGAGAAGGGAGAGATTCCAAACCTTCTTCTTGCAGGACCTCCTGGTATTGGTAAAACCACAATTGCAAAGGCACTATGTAATGAACTAGGAGCAGATTATTATGTCATCAACGGATCCGACGAAGGGCGTTTCCTGGATACTGTACGGAACCAAGCGAAGAACTTTGCTTCGACCGTCTCACTTACGGGATCTTCTAAACACAAAGTCATCATCATCGATGAGGCAGATAACACAGGCAACGACGTACAACTCCTACTACGGGCAAATATTGAGGCATTTTATAGCAACTGCAGATTCATCTTCACCTGCAACTACAAGAACAAAATTATTGAACCTCTTCACTCCCGATGTGCCGTTATTGACTTCACCATTAAAGGGAAGCAAAGAGTTCAACTTGCAGGAAGTTTCTTCCAACGTCTCCAAACGATCTTGGATCAAGAAAAGATTGAGTACGATCAAAAAGTCCTTGCGGAACTGGTATCGAAGCACTTCCCAGACTTTCGTAGGGTCCTTAACGAGTGTCAAAGGTACGCTACGGGAGGAAAAATCGATGCAGGCATTCTTGCATCTTTCTCAGACATCTCTGTAAATGAACTCGTCAAGAACCTCAAAGACAAGAACTTCTCAGAAGTACGAAAGTGGGTGGTCTCCAACTTGGATAACGATGCTTCTCACCTACTTCGCAGGATTTATGACGCCTGTTATGATTACCTTTCACCACAATCTATCCCTGCTGCCGTTCTTGTTATTGCTAAGTATCAATACCAATGTGCGTTCGTGGCTGACCAAGAAATTAACCTCTTAGCAGCACTTACTGAAATTATGTGTGAATGCGAATTCCGATGATTATTTCTGAACAAGATGCACAATGGTCTGCAAATGAATTTATTCAGTATTTCTCTAACATGGGAAATATTGAAGATTATCTGCGTTTTGTGAAGAAAGAAGTTATTAAAACCAGTAACTCTATTGTTCCTCTTCATGATGAGTTCTTTAATGAAGAAATTCATCCTAATGACATGGAGTTTGACATCAAGTTTGTTGGAGATAGATTTCAGCAAGCACTTCCACAAGAATATTACAATACCTTGCTCAAGGTGGTTTCTTCGCATAATAACGAGTCTAATATTCCTGGTAGAGAATTGCGTTGGGTTATTTTTGAGAAGAATACGAAAAAGGTTATTGGATTTATTCGCTTTGGTTCTCCCACAATTAACTCAAAACCTAGAAATGAATGGTTGGGTAAAACTCCAGATCTTTCCATTTTTAATCGCCACGCTGCTATGGGTTTTGTAATCGTTCCTTCTCAACCTTTTGGGTATAACTATCTTGGTGGAAAACTTCTAGCACTTATGTGCTGTTCTCACTTTGCGCGTGAGACTCTTAACGAAGTATTTGAAAAAGACATTGCTCTTTTTGAAACTACCTCTCTCTATGGTTCTACCACAGATGCATCTCAATATGATGGACTTAAACCTTTCATTAGATATAAGGGTCTTACCGAAAGTAAATTTCTTCCACTTCTCCATGATGAAATATTTCATAAACTCCACGATAGGTTTACTTACCTGAATAATAATAGTCCGTTGACTGATAACAAGGCCTCATCTAAAAAGATGAAACGTCAGACAAAGATGATTTCTATCATTCGAAACTCTCTTCAAGATAAAGAGAAACTTGATGAGTTTAATTGTGTGATTGATACTGCTTTTAATCTTACGCAGAAAAAGAGATTTTATATCTCAGAGTATGGTTACTCAAATGTTCGTGAAGTAATTCTTGGTGAACAAGAAGAACTCATTCGTGGACCTAATTGGGATAAATTTTATCTTGAAAATATTATTTCTTGGTGGAAAAAGAAGGCAACAAAACGATATGAAAAACTGAAAAAAGAAAATAGATTTAGGACCAAAGTAGAACTTTGGACTGATGATGATGAAATTGAAATTATAAGATAATGGAACTTAAAGATTGGTTGAATTCCATCAACTTTACAAAAGAAAATTTGATTGAAGAAGACCCAGAACTTAAAAAAGAATATTCTCCATTCATTATCAATAAATGTTTGTCGGGGCAAATTGATACTATTTTATTTGCAAATGAAATGAATATGAATCATCATCTCGATAAAGATATGCAATATTCATTTTATCTAAATAGTCTTAGGAAACGGAAGAGATTTTCTCCCTGGCTCCGTAAGGATAAAATCACAGACTTAGAATGTGTTAAACGTTATTATGGATATAGTAATGAAAAGGCATCTCAAGCACTGAAAATCCTGACAAAAGAACAAATTAACTTTATTAAAAAACGACTTGATATTGGAGGATCAAAATGACTACTACGGTAGAACCTACTGTTGATTGGTCTCAGGACCAAATGGTGGAGGTAATTCTTAATGAACCTGATGACTTTTTGAAAGTTCGTGAAACTTTGACCCGTATCGGAGTTGCATCACGTAAGGAGAAAAAACTTTATCAATCTTGCCATATTCTGCATAAGCAGGGTAGATATTACATTGTCCACTTTAAAGAACTATTTGCACTTGATGGTAAGCACGCAAATCTTACTGTAAATGATGTTCAGCGTCGCAATCGTATTGCACGTCTTCTTGCTGATTGGGGATTGATTACAATCGTTAAAGAAGACAGGGTATCTGATATTGCTCCACTCAATCAGATTAAAGTTCTTTCTTATAAGGATAAGGGTGATTGGATTCTAGAGCAAAAGTATAATATTGGTAAAAAAGGAAAAGCAGTAGAAACCGAATAAATATTGGTGTGCCATTCGTGCGGCACTCTACAAAAGTCGGAACACCCTAAAAAGAGGTTCGGTTTTACCGATACCTCTTTTTTTCGTTTCTTATATAATTAGTATTGGATGCCGAAAGGGTCCACAAAACACAAACTCGCTGTAAAGGAGCTACTATAATGACCAACCTAATGAAGTATCAGACTGCGGACCTTCCTGCTTTGTTGGAAAGAATCAACCGCAATACTATTGGTATGGATGAGTACTTTGATCGTATTTTTAAAATTCATGAAACAACTTCCAATTATCCCCCATATAACTTAGTCCAAGTAAGCAACTTAGAATCGCGTCTTGAACTTGCACTTGCAGGATTTAAAAAGAAAGAGGTTTATGTCTACACGCAAGATGGTAAACTTTTTGTTGAGGGTCAAAAAGAAGATAAAGAAACGGAGTCCAACTATATCCACAAGGGTTTGGCTCAACGATCTTTCAAAAGAGTGTGGACACTGGCAGACGATACAGAAGTTGCAGAGGTATCCTTTGAAGATGGACTCCTCTCTGTCAACTTGAAAAAAATTGTTCCGAATCATCATAAGAGAAAGGACTATCTCTAAATAAAAATAAAAAATGAAATCATTCGACGAATTCAAAACAATTGCGTATAAGAACGCAGTTCCACATACTGTTTATTCTGGAGAAAAATCAAAAAAAATTCTAAAAGGAAAGGCAGTTTCCGTAAGAAGTCGCTCAAGTGCTGGTGGTAATGGAGATTCTGGTGATGGTAGTGGAGGAGATGGTGGTGAATAAATAGATTTGAATATCGTCGGCGCATGAGGAGCACCTGGCAAAATCCAGGTTGACTCCTCCTTTTTTTATTGCTAAAATATGGGTTATTGGAGGTATTGTTCAAAATGATTAAAATATTGTTTTTGGTTAATAATTGCATTTTGATTAGTCAGATTGAAGAAGTTGGTGCAGATATTGGAGAACCTGACTGCAAATTAGTTAAACCATTTCTTGTAAAAGAACCACAAATTGAGGTATTTTCAAGAACATTGGAACCATTTCTAATGGGAGTTACAAAACAAGATACATTTATGGTAAGTTCGGATAAGATTCTTACTCTTGCCGATCCTACTCCAACACTTCTTGAAAAATATGAGGATTTGATTAAAGAATGAATTTTTACACTAATGTTCAATTGATTGGAAATCAGTTTTTAGTTCGTGGTGTGCAAAATGGAAAAAGATTTGAAACTAGAGATGAGTTTTTTCCAACTCTTTACGTAAAATCAAAAAAAGACTCTAAGTATAGGTCATTAAGTGGTGAAGCGGTTGAACCTGTTAATCCAGGAACGGTCAAAGATTGTCGAGAGTTTTATAGTAAGTATGAAAATGTAGATGGATTTGAAATTTACGGAAATGATCGTTACATCTATCAGTATATTTCGGAGAAATATCCAGAAGATGAAATCAAATTTGATATCAGCAAAATTAAACTTGTAACTCTGGATATTGAGGTTGCCTCTGAAGGTGGATTCCCAGATGTTGAGTCTGCTTCAGAAGAAATCCTATCTATTAGTATTCAGGATTATACTACTAAGAAGATTACAACCTGGGGAGTTAAACCATTCAATAATACCCGTAAGGATGTAACTTATTACCATTGTCCTTCTGAGTATGAACTTCTTAATCATTTCATCAACTATTGGATGGTTGATGTGCCTGATGTGATTACTGGATGGAACATTCAGTTGTATGACGTTCCTTACATTTGTAAGCGTTTGAATCGTGTTCTTGGTGAGAAACTAATGAAGCGTTTTTCCAACTGGGGACTTGTAACTGAAGGAGAAATCTTTATTAATGGACGCAAGCATACGACATTTGATGTGGGTGGTTTGACTCAACTTGATTACTTGGATCTTTATAAAAAATTTACTTATAAGGTTCAGGAATCTTATCGTCTGGATTATATTGCTGAAGTTGAACTGGGACAGAAAAAACTGGACCACTCCGAATTCGATACATTTAAAGACTTCTACACTAAAGGATGGCAAAAGTTTATTGAATATAACATCATTGACGTGGAACTTGTCGATCGTTTGGAAGACAAGATGAAACTCATTGAACTTGCTCTTACAATGGCATATGATGCAAAGGTAAATTATGCCGATGTGTTTTATCAGGTTCGTATGTGGGATAATATCATTTACACTTATCTCAAAAAGAGAGACATTGTAATTCCTCCACGAAATAAGGAACGTAAAGATGAAAAGTATGCGGGTGCCTATGTAAAAGAACCAATTCCTGGACTTTACGATTGGGTTGTGAGTTTTGACTTGAATTCACTATACCCTCACCTGATTATGCAATACAATATTTCTCCGGAAACTTTGGTTGAAGAGAAACATCCCACAGTCAATGTAGATAAGATTCTTAATCAAGAACTTACTTTTGAGATGTATAAAGATTATGCAATTTGTGCAAATGGTGCAATGTATCGTAAAGATGTTCGTGGTTTTCTTCCAGAATTGATGGAAAAGATTTACAATGAACGTGTAATCTTTAAAAAGAAGATGCTTGCTGCTGAACAAGAATATGAAAAAACAAAGAACAAGCAATTGATTAAAGAGATTGCCCGATGCAATAACATTCAGATGGCAAGAAAGATTCAACTCAACTCTGCCTATGGTGCTATTGGTAATCAGTATTTTCGTTACTATAAATTATCGAATGCTGAAGCAATTACTTTTTCGGGACAAGTATCAATTCAGTGGATTATGAATAAGGTAAATTCTTATTTAAATAAAATACTCAAAAGTGAAGACGTTGATTATGTTATTGCTTCTGATACCGACTCTTTGTATATCAATATGGGTCCTCTGGTCGAAAGTGTATTCAAGGGCAGAGAGAAAACTACTAAAAGCATTGTTTCTTTCCTTGATAAGGTCTGTGATGTGGAATTTGAGAAGTATATTGAAAGTTCTTACCAAGAATTGGCTGACTATGTGAATGCATATGATCAGAAGATGTTTATGAAGCGTGAGTGTATTGCTGAACGCGGAATCTGGACTGCAAAGAAGAGATATATTCTTAGTGTTTGGGATAGTGAAGGTGTTCGTTATGAAGAACCAAAACTGAAGATTAAAGGCATTGAAGCAATCAAATCTTCTACTCCCGCACCTTGTCGTAAAATGTTGAAAGAATCTTTCAACATCATGATGGGTGGAAGTGAAGAGAATATGATTAAGTTTATTGAAGAATGTCGTGATAAGTTTAAAAAACTACCACCAGAACAAATTTCATTCCCTCGATCTGCATCTGATGTTCAAAAATATACATCTTCGTCAGATGTTTATATCAAAGGAACTCCTATTCACGTTCGTGGAGCACTTCTTTTTAATCATTATATAAAACAAAATAAACTTAATGGTAAATATTCTCTAATTCAAAATGGTGAGAAGATTAAATTCATTTACCTAAAAAAACCAAATATTATTCATGAAAACGTAATTTCGTTTATTCAAGATTTTCCAAGAGAACTCAATCTTGACAAATACATAGACTATGAATTACAATTTGAAAAAGCATTTCTAGAACCACTCAAGATTATTCTTGATACAATTGGGTGGAATGTAGAAAAGAAATCAAGTTTAGAGTCTTTCTTTTTTTAATGGAAATACCAATTAATGAAAAAGAGTTTGATATTATTGTTGAAGTTTTAAAATCTAAAAATCACCAACTTTATGCAAAACTTTGGTCCTATAAAATGAACAATTTATCTGAGGTGAAGAAAAATGAAAAAACTAATTTCGCTATTTAATAAATACACCGCTTGGATGCGGAAAGATACTGACGTAATGGTCAGGAATAGTGATGGTTGGGGAGATGAGGTCTTCTATCAAATTAAGATGGCAACACCTTCGCCCGAAGCAAAGACAACTGTTTATATTGATAAGAACACCAATATTATGAGTCCATATCCAGAGGTTTCTGGTTCTACTACTGTTGGTGGAATTAGTATGGATGTTGTTGCTGATATTGTTGATGGTATTAGCAACTGGATAAATGATATGGATGTTTATGTCCGTATTCAAAGAGTTGCGAATAATGGAGATAATATTGGAAAGGCGCTTCTTATTTGTGTGACTAATCCAACGGTTGGATGTCCTTGGTTTTCTATTCAAAGAAGTGATGATGATTATTACCAAGAATATTCTCTTTATGAGGGACATTCTGCAGGTGTATTGGATGCTTTTGATGATGGAACTTCTCTTACCATCACTAGACAGGATGATACTGACGTAAAAAATTGGAAAATTGACATTGGTTGATATGGACTTTTTAAAAGATATTGTAAAAGAAATTGGTGATGACTTTACTAAGTTAGCATCTGATATTGAAGAAACGGAAACTTATGTTGATACGGGTTCATACATTTTTAATGCACTGGTTTCAGGTAGTATATTTGGTGGTGTATCTGGGAATAAGATTACTGCTATTGCTGGAGAGTCTTCTACTGGAAAGACTTTTTTCTCTCTCGCCGTTGTTAAGAACTTTCTTGATACTAATCCCGATGGTTACTGTCTCTACTTTGACACTGAGGCTGCTATCACTAAATCACTCTTGGAAAGTCGCGGAGTCGATACATCAAGAATTGTCGTGGTTAATGTTGTTACCGTAGAGGAGTTTCGTACAAAGGCACTTAAAGCAGTAGATATGTATCTGAAAGCACCGCTGGAAGATCGTAAACCTTGCATGTTTGTGCTAGACTCTTTAGGTATGCTCTCTACAACCAAAGAGATTACAGACGCACTAAATGAAAAAGAAGTTCGAGATATGACTAAATCTCAACTTATTAAAGGTGCATTCCGAATGCTCACACTCAAACTAGGTCAAGCAAATGTCCCGCTCATTGTCACAAATCATACATACGATGTCATCGGAGCTTACGTACCAACTAAAGAAATGGGAGGAGGTTCTGGACTCAAATACGCAGCAAGTACGATCATTTATCTCAGCAAAAAGAAAGAAAAGGACGGAACGGAAGTGGTCGGCAATATTATCAAAGCTAAGACTGCTAAGTCGCGTTTAAGTAAAGAAAATAAGGATGTTGAGATTCGTTTGTTTTATGATGAGCGTGGTCTTGATCGATATTATGGTCTTCTTGAACTCGGTGAGATTGGTGGACTTTGGAAGAATGTAGCGGGACGTTATGAGATTGATGGTAAAAAACTTTATGCTAAACAGATTCTAAAAGAACCTGAGGTATATTTTACCGAAGAAGTAATGCAAAAATTGGACGAAATCGCACGCAAGGAATTTAGTTATGGAGAAGGTTGAGTTTCTAATTCTTAGAAACCTGTTATATAATGAGCAATATATCAGAAAAGTTATACCATTTATTAAATCTGAATATTTTGAAGATCAACACCAAAAAATTGTATTTGAAGAAATACTTTCTTTTGTTGAGCAATATAATAAACCAGCAACTAAAGAAGTTCTTTGCATCGAGGTAGAAAAACGTCAGGGCATCAATGATACTTCCTTTAAAGAAATCATTCAGTTAGTTTCTTCTCTTGAGGATGTTGTTGTAGAATTTAACTGGTTAGTGGATTGTACTGAAAAGTGGTGTCGGGATCGTGCCATTTACTTGGCACTTATGGAGTCAATTCATATTGCTGATGGTAAAGATGAAAAGAAAAATCGAGATAGTATTCCTTCTATTCTCTCTGATGCTCTTGCTGTAAGTTTTGATAATCATGTTGGTCATGATTATCTTGAAGATTACGAAAAACGTTATGAATCTTATCATAAAAAGGAAGAAAAAATTGAATTTGATCTTGAATATTTTAACAAAATTACAAAAGGTGGGATCCCTAACAAAACTCTTAATATCGCTCTTGCTGGTTGTGTTCATCCAGAAACCAAAGTTAAAATTAGGTTTAGAAAATAATAAATAATTTAAATGGAACAATAAAAGTGTATTTCAAGGAGTTTTTATTAGAATCCAAAAAAAGTTCAATATCTCATTTTTTGGCGTTTATAAAAAAAGAATTAAAACTATCTAATTTACCTAAAATTATTATAATAGATGATCCAAAATTTTCAATAGTTAATAAAACTTTTGGAACATTTGATATTGATGATAATTGTATTAGAATACAAGTTTCTAAAAGACATAAATTGGATATTTTTAGAACTCTTGCTCACGAAATAATTCATTATAATCAAAGAAAAAGTGGAAAAGAACTTAATGGTAATGATGGGAGTGTAGATGAAAATGAAGCAAACTCAAGAGCAGCAGTTATATTGAGAAAATATTCAAAAATTATTGATAATCACGGTTATTAATTTATTTTTTTAACTTTAGAATTTGGTGCAGGTTCTCCTGTTCCAAATTTCCAACCTTCATTTAATTTATTATCAACATCTTCTGGAAGTATTCTTTTCCATCCTTTTGTTCCTGGTAAGTGCATTACTTTCTTACCTTTGTGTGCTTTTCCTCCAAGAGATGCTCTTTCTTTTCTTCCTTGATTTGATGCCCAGTAATTAAACTCTTTGGATGCTCTCTTTTTGCCTCCAAGAGATGCTCTTTCTTTTCTGCCTTCTTCTGTGCTCCAATAATAAAAATTTTTAACTTTATCATTTAAATATTCTTGTTTTTGGGTTTCTATTCCTCTAATCATCCATTCCTTTCTTTCTTCTACTGGAGTTGAAAAGAAACCAATTTGATTATCCCTACAAAATTCTCCAATTATTTTTCTATGTTGTGTTGATAAATTCGCACCTAACATTTTCATAGATCTTAAATCATTTGGATTTTTGTAAATCTTCCAAAGTAAATAATGTGCTATGATGTGCTCTCTAATATTCAAGTATGTAAGGTTGCAATCTTCATCAGTTCCTCCCATATGTTTAGGAACAATATGATGTTCGTGCAATCCTGAATATTTTTTGTAATCATCTCTTCTTGACTTATTGCTCTCACATAAGTTAGAATAGATACGATCAAACATTCCCTGTCCCTGCTACTGCTAATACTATTATTTATACAAAATGTGGATTGAAAAAGAAACATCAATTGCTGAAATTAAAACATTACTTGATAATGGATATGAGGTGGAAGTTGATTCACCTGATGGATATGTTCCAGTTAATTTCTTTATTAATAAAGGAATGTATGATGAATATGTTTTAAAGGTTGATGGTGGAGAACCTATTAGATGCAATGCCGATCATTTATTTGAAACATCTTTTGGATGGATGAAAGCATCGCATCTTTATGAAAAATACAAGACAAATCATTTTATAACCAAAAATGGATATAAACTTGGTAGTGTCTTTAAAACAGAAAATCAAATACCTATTGTGGATATTAATGTAAATCATCCAAATCATAGGTATTATACTAATGGTGTTTCCTCTCATAATACTGGTGTAGGTAAATCCTTGTTTATGTGTCACGTAGCAGCATCAGTTCTTCTCCAAGGGAGGAACGTTCTGTACATTACGTTGGAAATGGCAGAAGAACGCATTGCTGAAAGAATTGACGCAAATCTCTTGAATGTTCCTATTCAAGATATCGTCAATCTTCCAAAACAAATGTTCGAAAGTAAGGTGACAAATCTTGCAAAGAAGACTCAAGGAACTCTAATCATTAAAGAATATCCAACTGCTTCAGCACATGCCGGGCATTTTAAATCTCTTCTTAATGAACTTTCTCTTAAGAAGTCTTTCAAACCAGATATTATCTTTATCGATTATTTGAATATATGTGCTTCTAGTAGATATAAGGGTAATAGTAGCATTAACTCTTATACTTTTGTAAAAGCAATTGCAGAAGAACTTCGCGGTCTTGCAGTTGAGTTTAATGTTCCTATTGTAAGTGCTACTCAGACAACTCGTTCTGGTTATGGTTCTTCTGATGTGGAACTGACTGATACCTCAGAATCATTTGGTTTGCCCGCTACCGCCGATTTAATGTTTGCTCTGATTTCTACAGAAGAACTTGAAGGACTTGGACAGATTCTTGTTAAACAACTTAAGAATCGTTATAATGATCCTACCATTCATAAGCGTTTTGTGATTGGTATTGATCGTGCTAAAATGCGTCTTTATGACTGCGAACAATCTGCTCAACAAGATATCCTTGACAACGGAAAAGATGAAGAGTATGATTATGAAGAAAAGAAACCTAAAAAAACATTCGAAGGATTTAAATTCTAATGACTATTGATTTGAACAAGTACGTTGAGTTCGTTAATGCCACTACCTCTAATCCTAGTAAAGAACACACACCTTTTATCGATCGTCTCCTTGAACTTCGTGAAAAAGGATTTCCTACTGAGCGATTGCTTACTGCTGCTGTAGGAATGTCTGCAGAAGCAGGTGAGTTTACTGAGGTGGTGAAAAAGATTGTATTCCAAGGTAAACCCGTAAATGAAGAAAATCTTTTTCATCTAAAGCGTGAACTTGGAGATATTATGTGGTATGTTTCTCAGGCATGTATTGGACTTGATATTTCTATTGAGGAAGTAATTGAAATGAACTTTGAAAAACTGAATGCCCGTTATCCTGAAGGTGCTTTTAGCATTGAACGTTCAGAAAATCGTAAGGAGAGAGATCTATGACTAAACAAAAACAAGTAACAATCAAAATGGATGCTCGTACATCTGCTGCAGTTCGTCAAGTTTTGTTCGATGCTCAAAAAGGATATACTTATGATGAAGTAAGTGTTCCTCCTCGGGTAGTTGATATTCGTGGAGTAATTCAACAACTTGATGATGGTATTGGTTCTGTAATTGGTGAAGAATAAATACTTAGAAAACGACAATGTATTTTTCTGAGTGGAGAAAACTTGAAAGAGACAGTGAGATGTTCATCATTTCACTGTTTTTTATTGCAGAAGAAATAACAACAAAACAATTTCAAAATATAGTTCACAACTTTCTTCCTTTTGTAAAGAAAGAACTAAAAATCAACAAACTACCAAAAATTCATTTTGTTGATGATCCTAAGTTTGCAAAAAGAATTGCAGCATTTGGTCAGATTAGAGATAATCGCATTGTGATTGATATTAAAGGTCGTCATACAATGGATATTTTGAGAACATTAGCGCATGAACTTACTCATTATGGTCAACATAGTTATGGAGTTCATGGAAGTGGTAAGGTAGGAAGTCCTACAGAAAATGAAGCAAATAGACTTGCAGGAACAATCGTAAGAAAATTCGGAGAAAAAAATCCTGGATTATTTGTGCTTGCTTCAGTTAACGAAGCAAAGAAAAAAAAGAAAAAAACTATAAACATAGATTCTGAGCATTATCCAATGGAATTGGTTTAATTTGATAAATACTAAAAAGTGTTTAGGTGTAATGAAAACTTTTTCGGAGTTTATTGCTGAAGCAGAAAACGTTTCTTCTCAAATTGCAGCATTAAGAGCAAAGGCAAGACAAGCAATGCAAAAAGGCGATATGGAAACATTTAAGAAATTAAATGTTCAGGCGGGCGAACTTCAAGCAGGAACTCAGGCAAAAATAGGAGCTGCTACTAGCGATAAACCAAAACCACAGACGAAACCAAATTCATATGTTGGTGGTTATGCATCAAAACCAAAAGATGTTGCAAGTAGAGTTGGAACAACCAGCAATGTTCAAAGAACAGATCTTCCTGCGGAACCGGATGTAATTACTCAACACAGATATGCTAAGAAAGGAACTGCTGGAGGTAGAGGAACAAATGTTGCAAGATCTGGAAGAACTTATGGTACAAAAGGAAGAGGTGGATAGTTTTATTTTATAAATAATCCATAGAAAATATAAAAATTATCAAATGGACTCAAAACAGATTAGAGGTTTGTGTGAAGCATATGTTGCTGTTTATGATGAAGATCTAAGGCATGAAATCATTGATATGTCACTTGATGAAGATCTCTCTTTTATTGATGATTTAAGTGATAATGAACTTGTTCAAATTATGGAAGAGATTCTTTCAGAAGAGGAAGTAACTCTTCAGGAATGTCTTGATATTTTTGAAGGTGAACTTTTAAGTGAAGCAAGAGTTGATATGGATGCTCGTGCCAAAGCAAGAAGAGAGTATGCTGCATCATCCGAAAAGTCTGCTAGTGAAGCAAGAAAAAGATCCGCTTCTGCTGCGGCCGCAGCGGAAAGAGAAAAAACATCTGAGCGCGGGAGAGTTGTTAAAAAGCACGCAATGAAGAGACTTCAAGTTGCTACTACCCGCGCTGGACGTAACTTAGCAGATAAAGCAAAATCTGCAGGACAAAAGGCAAAAACTCTTGGTGCAGGAGCAGTTTCAGCAGCTGCTGGTGGTGCTGCTGAAGTAGGACGTAAACTAAGTTCTGCTAAGAAAAAAATTACTGGATTTATCAAAAGAGTTGGTAGTGCTGCTAAGGCTGGATATTCTTCTGCTAAAAAAGAATTTAGTGGTCAATCCGCAAGAGAAGCAAAAGCAAGAACAACTGGTAGAGAAATGAGAAGAGCTGCTAGACGCCAAGCATCTGCTTCTAGTGGAAGAGATACTAGTGAATTTTCTACCACTAAAAAAGCAGAGAAACCATCTGATCCTTGGAGAGGTAGTGAGACTAAACCATCTGCAAGACCTTCAGTAACCACAAAGAGTGTTAAGGCACTTTCTGGTTCTTCTATTAAAGGCGCACTTCCTCCAGCAAAACAATCATCGAGACAAAGACTTGGTAATACAACTAAACCAATTGCATCACGACCTGGCGTAAGAATTGCCGGAGGTTCTGGATTTGGAAATCCGGAAAGAGGAGTTAGTACTCCGCAAACTACTAAAAAAGGAATGAAAACAGCAGCTGGTGCTATAACTAAAATAAATGCTAGTTATGAAATGATTGCTGATGTTCTTGCTGAAGAATTGATTAGCGAAGGATATGTTTCTAATGTTTGTGATGCATATGATATGATTGCAGAAATGAATGATTTTGATCTTTATGAATTTGTAGAATCTTTCAAAAATAATGATTATGAAGAAGTTGAAACTCTCGATCTTTATGATGTAGTTCTTGAGCATCTTCTTGATGAAGGATATGCTGATAGTGTTGAGTCTGCAGAAGCAATCATGGTGAACATGAGTGAAGAGTGGAGAAATAACATTCTTGATTCTTCTCGTGGTTGATAAATAAATCGGAAGATTCCTCTGACCCTCTTGACTTTTTAGTTAAGAGGGTTTTATAATATCTGAACTTGTGGATATATCTCAATTGGTAGAGTACCATCTTTGCAAACTGGTGGTTAGGGGATCGTGCCACCTTATCTCCATAAATATAAGAAAGTGATAAAAATAAATAAAAATATAAAAACAATTATATGAAAAATTTTTTACGATTTTTATCCGAAGCAAGAGAATCTCAAGCATCCTCACAGGCCAAAAAACTGGGATTAACTGGTGATGGTCATGGTGGATGGTTGAATCGCTCCGGTAAAATAGTCGCAAGAACTGAAGGCGGAAAATTAATATTTCTGGATGGAAGACAAGCATCTCAAGAACCATCAGCACAAGCAAAAGGAGTACAAGCACCTGTAACCTCACAACCACAATCAACAAAAGCGCAAGCACCTGCGTCTCAAAGAATTCAAACACCAGCACCTGCGTCTCAAAGAATTCAAACACCAGCACCAGAAGAAGAAGTTACAGAAGAAGGTGGTACTCTCACTATTGTATTTGGTAGATTTAATCCACCAACAATTGGGCATGATAAGACTTTTAACATGGCAAAAAAAGTATCAGTTGGTGGAGACTTAAAAATATATCCTTCTAGAACTCAAGATCCGAAAAAAAATCCTTTGAGTCCTGAAGTTAAAATTCATTATATGAGAAAAATGTTTCCTCAATACGAGGACAATATTATTGATGATCCTGATATGAAAACAATATTCAATGTATTAGTGACTGCTGCAGAGGAAGGATATGCAAATGTAAATATTGTATGTGGATCTGATCGTCAATCAGAATTTGAAAATCTTGCTCAAAAGTATAATGGAGATCTTTACAACTTTGATTTAATTCGTGTAATTTCTGCTGGAGTTAGAGATGCTGATGCGGAAGGTGTGATGGGAATGTCTGCATCTAAAATGAGAAAAGCAGTAATGGATAATGACTTTGCAACTTTTAGAAGAGGAACACCAAAAACATTAGATGATGCTGAAACTCAAGCATTATTTGATCAAGTTCGTCAAGGAATGAAAGTTAAAAAAACAAAAGTCAAAAAAGAAAGTTATAATCTTTGGGAGATTGCTCCAAAATATGATATGAAAAATCTTCGTGAAAATTATGTAACTGGTAAAATTTTTAAGATCGGAGATAAAATACAAAATTTAAATACTGGATTGGTTGGTGAAGTAATGCGTAGAGGAACCAATCATCTAATCTGTGTAACTGAAGAAGGATATATGTTTAAGTCTTGGATTAAAGATCTAACAGAATATACTGAAGTTAAAATGGATAGTCCTATGAGAGATAAAAATCACACAAACACTCTTGTTGGAACTTTAGGTGCTTTTAAAAATTATGCAAGTAAAACTCCCGGTTCTATTGGAACCGGAAAGGAAAACCTACAATACGGCGGAAAGGCATATGGAGTTAATTTCATAAATAAGTATTGAAAAATAAAAGAAAGCGTTTATTCTAATGGATACTAATATTGTAAGAGATATTACTGACATTTACTTTGAGCATATTGTTGAGTCTTCTCATCTTGAGACTGATATGAAGAAGCGTCGTAAAGATAATGAGAAGGCAGTTGAAGATATGAAGAAAACAAAAGCACATAGAGATATGGCAGCAACTGTAGCAAAGAAGTTTGATGAAGGTGTCGTAGCAGATAGAGCAAGAAGTGCTGTTGATAATCAAAGATTAGATGATGAGCAAAGTGATACTCAAAAATCTGTTGATAACCTGAGAAAAGGTAATAGAAAAGTAACAAGAGCATCTGCATCTATTGCAGCAAGCAAGTCCGAAAGAACTGCGAGAGATATGCATCCAAAAGCAGGAAAACCTGGTGCATATCGTATTGAAGCATTAGACCCTGTAGGTAAAGAAGATGATGATATTGATAATGACGGTAAGAAGAATACAAAGTCTGATAAGTATCTTTTAAATCGTAGAAAAGCAGTTGGTAAGGCAATTGCAACTCAAGAAGCGAAAGAAATTAAGAAGTGGTTTGATGATGATGGTGATGGTATTGGATATGAACCAGGAGAAGTTTCTGGTAAGTTTAAGAAAAAGAAAAAAATCAAGGAAGGTTTCTCAAACTGGAGAAATGATTTATATGAAGTAATTGGTAAGATTGAAAAATCAGAAAAAGTTGTTGAAAAGAAAGTAGAAAATAAAATTACAATCAATCCATCTATTGATCTTGGTGATGGAATGAGAGAGTCTATTGAAAATCTTGGAGGAACTCTTTTAGAATTTTCTGAAATTGAGAACTTTGATGGAGTTTTTGATTATCTTTCTGAGTCTGAAATATTCTTTTTGACTGATGAATTAATCGAAAAAGTTGTTGAGGAAGTATTTGAAGAATACATTGAAGAGGGATATGATATTTTAGAAATTGAGAATACTCTTTTAGAGTCTCTTGAAGTATCTTCTTCAATTCTAGTCGAGGCAAAAGTAACCCATGGGCATGATACTGATGTTAAAAAAGATAGACTTGAAAAGGTAAAATCTGCAGTCAAAAATGTAGGAAGAAAACTTGTTAGCAGTGCCGGTTATGCTGCTGGACTTGCTGTAAGAGGTGTAAAAGCAGTTGGAAGAGAATTGAGAGGTGGATATAAAAGAGGAAGACATGGTTCTTCTGGATCTCAAGATTCTGGAAAATCTTCTGGAGAAACTACATCTGCACAGAGATCTAGTAGTGATTCTAATGATTCTGGAGAAACAAAAAAACCAGGATTACTTTCTAGAATCGCTTCAAAACTTGGAAGAGGTTTGAGAAAAATTGTACATAAAGGAGCAAAAACAGTAGAAAGAGGTGCGGGTAGTGTTGCTCGTAGAACTGCTGATCGTCCAAAAGTCACTCAAGGAAGAGGTGATGATCATTCAAAAGATCAAAGAGAAAAAGATCTTCTTAATCGTGCTATGTATGATAGAGTAAGAAGTCATGAAGATCATGGCACTCCAAGTTCTGTTCATGGTAAGAGAGGTGTTAGAAAACCATCTCTTAGATCTGGAATTGGTGGTGGAAAACGTGTTGAAGTTGCTGGATCTGGAAAAACTGAGAAAAAAGAACCGGAAATTAAAAAAGTTTCTGTAAAGGATGTAACACCAAAGAAATCAAAAGCGCCTGTAGGAACTTCGGAAAATCCAAGAGTTGGACAACCCACATCAGATAAACCAAAACCAAAACCAAAACCAGAACCAACAGTAAGAACAAGAACAAGAACAGTATCAACTAAAGGATTTGGTAGTTTCAAACCATCATTAAGTGGAGAAGAGGCATATCAGAAGGAAAAGGAAAAGCAAGAAACTGCAAAGAGTGCAAAGAAATCAAGAACTAGATCGTCTAGTAAGAAGAAATCAAAAGAACCAAATCCAAAAAAACCTGGAGCACCTTCATTAGATGATCTTCTAAAGTCTGAAGAATTTGAACTTGATGAAAAGACTTTAACTGCTGCTGAGAGTAAAGAAAAGGAAAGAATTCTAAAGTCACTGAAATCTAAAGCAGCAGACTTTGAAAAGAGATATCCTGGTCGTGGTGAAGATGTAATGTTTGGTGTTGCTACAAATATTGCAAAGAAAATTGCTGAGCAGGCAATGGAAATTCAACCAAAAACGCAGCAGCAGTCTGGTCAACAAAATGTTATGCAAAAAAAGGTAGCACAGCAAAAAGATAGACAAAAGCAGCAGGAAGTTCAAATTCTTCAAAGAAAACTTCAAGCACTGAAATCTGCTCCTAGTGGGGTAGATACTGATATTACAGCTTGAATTCCTAAATAGAGAAGGATATATTTTATAGGAGGTCATTATGGGAGTATTAGTAGAAGTTGTAAAACCACTTCTTTTAGCGGCAATGAATTCTTGTCACACAAAGAGACTTGTTTGTGAACTTCTTGATCGTTATGTGAATACCACTGACAATGATATTGACAATGTAATTGCTTCAACGGTAAGAACTGCACTTCTTAGAGATTGTAAGTGATTAATTTTTTTAGTTTAGACTATTTTAAACAGTAAAGGAGACCGAAAGTAGGGTCTCCTTTTTTTATAAATAATTTTTAGCAAATAACTTTTACGAGAAAAGACATGGCACTCTGGGGAAATAATGATGCTAAAGGATCTGGCGGTACAGTATCTTTAAACTATGATACTTTAATTGTAACTGGAACTGGTACAACTTTTGGGCAGGTAGGTGCTGCTGCTACTGGAGATGTGATTCGCTTTGGTAATAGAACAGGAACTTATCATGGAGATGCTGTGATTGTTGGTATTGCGAGTACAACTCAATTGTCAATTGGAAGAACTTGTGGATTAAGTGGTGCCGCTATTTCCGGAGTTCAATTTGATATTAGCGAACTTCCAAAATATACAATTAAGGATAAGAGATATCAACAGATATTCACTGATCCAACTGAAACAACTACTGAAGTATCTACTACAGCAGCTGCTACTGCTGGTATTGGTACCAACATTGTTGCTATTGCAAGTACAACTGGCATTCTAGTTGGAGATACTTTAGTTAGCGGAAGTGTTTCTAGAGTAGTTACTTCAATCGCATCAACAACGGTTTCTCTTGCTTCTACGATTTCATCCGCAATTACTTCTGGTACCTCTGTTGTGTTCAATAGAATAAGTGGTGGGTACGAAGCATCAATTTATGGTGTTGCTGAGGATGGAGTTGCTGATGCTGCAACTACTACTTACGAATTGACTCATTCTGGATGGGTTGGTATTCAAACTTATAAAGATACTGAAGGTAACTTGAGAGTTAAAAAGGAAGTTCTAGTCGCAATGTCTGGAATTACTACTGGAAATACTCCACTTTATGATTCAAATCCTTTTGCTTGATATTAAATGATATTCAATGAATTGAATGAGGATAATTTTCTCTTATTTGCCATTAAAAATTATGAAAATCCTCAAGCAGTAACAAAAGAGGATTTTGAAAAAGATTTAAATCATTTCAAGTATATTAAAAGGTTGTTGAAAAGATATAAAAAATCAGGTGAACTTAAAATTCATCTGATTTTAAATCATTTTATTATTCTTTATAATATTTTTGGTGAAGCAACAACACCCATGTTATTTTTTAAAATAGAAAAAGAACTGTGGTCTATATTAAAATCATTTATTATTTTTTTGAATAAACTTCCAGAATATCCAAAAACTGGAATTCACGATATTCAAGTTGACTTACATTGTTTAGGAGAACTTTATAAAATCTACAATGGAAAAGAAGAAACTTGACTGGATTATCTCTATAATTAAAGAACAAATGGTAGCGAATGCTCCTGGAACCCAAGGTGGTTTTAGTTCAGATTCTGAGGATCGTGGACCGGTTGCCGGTAGAAGTCCCAAAATGTTTTTACTTACAAGAAAGTTTGCAAAAACGTATGCTAAAGGTGGACCCGGATCACGAAAGAAATGGTTAGATTATCTAAAGAATAAATAATAGTAAAACTACATGAGTTATTTGTTCTGTAGTATAAGAAAAAATAACTTGCGCGAAAATGTTTAATTCAAATACTTCTGCAGACACTAAAATTGCTGTACTTGAGGAGAGACTTTCCTCATATGAAGTTATGATAAAAAAAATTGATGAAGTAATTCAGATAATGGGTAAGACAAGTCAAAATATCAGTAAAATGCTTGCAGTTCATGATGAAAGAATAGAGCAGTGTCATAAAGCAGATGATTATATTGGTAGACTTATTGAAGAACTGAAAACTGAAAATAAAAACTCTCACGAAGATGTGATAGAAAGAATAGAAAAAGTAGAGAATAAATTAGAAGAATTTGTAAAGTTTCGCTGGATAATAATTGGAATTTTTGCTGTTATTTCTTTTGGTATATCTCAGTCACATATGGTTGTAGATTTTTTAACTCCAGATACTTCGCAGATGCAAATAAAAGATAAATAATATTGAATTTGGCACTTGCTGCCATGAAGACAAAAAAGAAACCATCCATTTATTCGTTACAAAAAATAACAAATTCCGTTATAAAATGGACAGGAATAATTACCTCACTTTGCCTTGACAAAGCACGATAGTCTGGTAGACTGGATAAACAGATTAAAATTTGATTATGGATTTTGTTGATGTTAAGTACATCAATTTGATATCTTCACGCTTTCAAAAGTTTAAGAAGATAAAGAATAATCTCTATAACTTTCGTTGCCCTATTTGTGGAGATTCGCAGAAAAACAAAAGTAAAGCAAGAGGTTATCTTTACCAAGTAAAAAATAATACAAATTATAAATGTCACAATTGTGGAGTTAATATCTCTTTCAATAATTTTCTTAAAGAGATTGACATAGTAATCCACAAACAATATATTTTTGAAAAATTTAAACAAGGAAAAACTGGTAAAAACTTTGTTGTAGAAGAACCTGTCTTTAATTTCGAAACTCCAACATTTAAACCAAAACTTGATTTGCCAAAAGCATCTGAAAATCCTGATTCTAATGATTACTTGGTAAAGAGAAAATTAAACCCTAATAAATTCTATTATGCTGAAAAATTTAAGTGGTGGTCTAATTCTTTAAAACAAACTTTTGATAGTACAAAATACGATGAACCCAGGATTATTATTCCTTTGTTCTATGAAAATTCACTCATCGGATTTCAGGGAAGATCCCTTGGTCCGAGCAAGGTTAAATATATTACTGTGATGATTGATGATGATGCACCAAAAATCTATGGTCTCGATGAAGTACAAAAAAATGAAACTGTCTACATCACGGAAGGACCCTTCGATTCAACTTTCATTCGCAACTCAATTGCTCTTTGTGGAGCTGATGGTGATGTTGATAAGTGGGGTATTTGCAATCGTGTTTGGATTTATGATAACGAACCACGTAATGGAGAAATCCACAGCAGAATCGAAAAATGCATTTCAAACGGAGAGAAAGTTGTAATATGGCCCTCTTCAATAAAAGAAAAGGACATTAATGATATGATTTTATCTGGACTAGACGTTCAATCTGTGATAGAATTAAATACTTATTCTGGTTTAGAAGCAAAACTTAAATTTACTACCTGGAAGAAAATATGACCAACGGCACCAAAGTTAAAAAGCGTGATGGACGAATTGAGTCTCTTGACTTAGACAAGATGCACTTAATGGTAGAGGAGGCGTGTAAGGGTCTTGCAGGTGTCTCTGCAAGTCAAGTTGAGATGACCTCTGGCATTCAATTTTATGATGGAATCACCACGACAGAGATTCAAGAAATCTTGATTCGCTCTGCTTCGGATTTGATTGATCTAGACCACCCGAACTATCAATATGTTGCTGCAAGGTTACTTCTTTTTGCAGTACGTAAGCAACTTTATGGAAAGATGTTGGAATTGCCACATCTAGAGCAGCACATTTATGTTTGTGTAAATCAAGAAGTTTATGATAATGAGATTTTTGACAAATATTCCAAAGAAGAAATTGATAAAGTAAATAATTTTATTGACCACGACCGGGATTTTCTGTTCACTTATGCAGGTCTTCGTCAAGTCGTTGATAAGTACCTTGTACAAGATAGAAGTAGTGGTGGTGTATATGAGACTCCACAATTTATGTACATGATGATTGCTCTGACTATTTTTGCAGAGTATCCAAAAGAAACACGTCTTTCCTATGTGAAGAGATATTATGACGCAATCTCAAAGCACAAAATCAACATCCCAACACCAATCATGGCGGGAGTGCGAACTCCGCTTAGACAATTTGCTAGTTGTGTCCTTGTTGACGTTGATGACACCCTCGATAGTATCTTTAGTAGCGATATGGCTATTGGCAGATACGTTGCACAGAGGGCGGGAATCGGCATCAACGCTGGTCGCATCCGTGGCATCAACAGTAAAATCAGAGGGGGAGAAGTTCAACACACAGGTGTTGTACCATTTCTCAAGAAGTTTGAAGCGACTGTCAGATGTTGCACGCAAAATGGCATACGAGGTGGATCCGCGACAGTCCACTTCCCCATCTGGCACCAAGAAATAGAAGATATTCTTGTTCTTAAAAATAATAAGGGTACGGAGGACAATCGTGTTCGCAAACTTGATTACAGCATTCAAATCAGTAAACTCTTCTATGAGAGGTTCATTCAGGATGGTGAGATCACGCTTTTCTCCCCGCATGATGTACCTGGACTATATGATTCTTTCGGAACAATTGAGTTTGACTCTCTCTACATTGGATACGAAAACAATCCGTCCATTCAAAAGAAAACTGTTAAGGCGCAAGAACTTATTCTTAATCTTCTTAAAGAACGCGCTGAAACGGGTCGTATCTACATTATGAATATTGACCATTGCAACTCACACTCCTCTTTTAAAGATAAAGTTGAAATGAGTAATCTGTGTCAAGAAATCACTCTTCCAACGTATCCAATTCAGCACATTGACGACGAACATGGTGAAATTGCACTTTGCATTCTTTCCGCAATTAATGTTGGTAAAGTTAAGTCTGATGAGGAACTGGAAGAACTTTGTGACCTTTCAGTTCGTGGTTTAGACGAATTGGTTGACTATCAAAAATACCCCGTAAAGGTGGCAGAAATCGCCACCAAGGCGCGTCGTTCTCTTGGTATAGGGTTTATAGGTCTAGCGCACTATTTGGCAAAACTTGGGTTTAATTATGCAGACCAAGAAGCATGGGATGCGGTTCATGGACTTGCAGAATCTTTCCAATATTATCTACTGAAAGCATCTAATCAACTTGCTAAAGAAAAGGGTCATTGTGAATACTTTGGACGTACTAAATATGCTGATGGAATTCTTCCAATTGATACTTATAAAAAAGATGTAGATGAAATTTCTTCTATTCCGTTAGAACATGATTGGGAAACTCTTAGAGCATCTATCTTGGAATATGGTCTCAGGCACTCAACACTGTCCGCACAGATGCCATCGGAGAGTAGTTCCGTTGTGTCAAACGCAACAAATGGAATCGAACCACCTAGAGATTACTTGTCCGTTAAGAAATCAAAAAAAGGTCCGCTCAAACAAATTGTTCCCCAATACCACACTCTCAAGAACAACTACACGCTTCTTTGGGATATGCCTAACAACAATGGGTATATTAATATTGTTGCGGTAATGCAAAAGTTCTTTGATCAAGCAATTTCTGGCAATACCAGTTATAATCCAGAGAACTACCCAAATAATGAGGTTCCTGTAAGTGTCTTAGCACAAGATCTTCTTACTTGTTTCCGTGCTGGTTGGAAAACACTATATTATCAAAATACTTATGATATTAAAACTGATGAAGTAGTTGAGGAGAAACCAAATCTCAAATCACTTCTCCAAGAACTTTCTAGTGTCGAAGAGGAAGATTGCGAAAGTTGTAAGATTTGACTATGGTAAATAATCTATGTGAAGGAGACGAGTATGCAGTTTAAGATTTCTTCCACGGAAGACAACCAAACACAAGTTAAAGGAATGACTGTTTTTAATACGGAACAAGTTAATACTAAAAAACAACCAATGTTTTTTGGAAAGCCTTTAGGAGTTCAGAGATATGATTCATACAAATATCCAATATTCGATAAACTAACCACTCAGCAACTAGGATACTTCTGGAGACCCGAAGAGGTGTCTCTCCAGAAGGATCGTGGAGATTATCAAACACTTCGTCCAGAGCAAAAGCACATCTATACTTCTAATTTGAAGTACCAGATTATGCTCGACTCTATTCAGGGTCGTGGTCCTGGTATGGCATTTATTCCATACTGCTCACTTCCTGAACTAGAGGCATGTATGGAAGTATGGGGATTCATGGAGATGATCCATTCACGTTCATACACATATATTATTAAAAATGTGTATTCTGATCCAAGTGAGGTGTTTGATAAAATTGTGACCGATGAGCGTATTCTGGAGCGTGCTAAAAGCGTTACAGAGTCTTATGATGACTTCATTCAATCCTCACAACAGTATGGTGTATCCGATACTTGGATGCATAATCTTGAAGGAGTATCATACGCAAAGGAAACACTCAATGATGTTAAACGAAAATTGTACAGAGCAATCGCAAACGTTAATATTCTTGAAGGTATTCGCTTCTACGTTAGTTTTGCTTGTAGTTTCGCCTTTGGCGAACTTAAGATTATGGAAGGATCCGCTAAAATCATCAGTCTTATCGCAAGAGACGAAAACCAACACCTAGCCATTACTCAGAATATTTTGAATAAATGGCGTGATGGTGATGATCTAGAAATGAAACAGATTATGAAAGAAGAAGAGGAATGGACATATGCAATGTTTGATCGTGCTGTAAATGAAGAAAAGCGTTGGGCGGATTATCTGTTCAAAGATGGAAGCATGATTGGTCTTAATGATAAACTTCTTCAGCAATATGTTGAGTGGATTGCAAACCGTAGACTAAAGGCAATTGGGCTTAAACCACAATATGATATTGCAGCAAATAATAATCCTCTTCCTTGGACTCAACATTGGATTTCTTCTAAAGGACTTCAGGTAGCCCCTCAGCAAACTCAAGTGCAGTCTTACGTAGTCGGTGGTATTAAACAAGATGTTAAAAAGGACACATTTAGTGGATTTAAACTTTGATTGACTTTAAGACTGAAATAGTGTATTATATAAATAATAGTAGATAAGTTCAGTCTTAAAATGAATAACTATATTCTGTATTATTACTTAAGGGAGGACTTTAGTTCTCCCTTTTATGTTGGTTATGGAAAACCAAGAAGAATACACGCAAAACATTTGAGGAGTAATGGAGCAAATCTATTACCACCAAGAGAACGAAGATATATTGTAAAATCTGGTTTATCTAAAGAGGAAGCAATAGAACTTGAGATAAAACATATAGCACTTTGGAAAAGAGAATGTGATGGTGGAGTTCTGTTAAATCAAAATCTTGGTGGAGAAGGAAAACCTGGAGGACAAAAAACAAAAGGTTTTGGTGGCAGAAAACACACTGAAGAAGCAAAGAAAAGAATAAGTGAAAAAGTTGCTGGTAAGAATAATCCAAGATATGGAGTTAAACTTTCACAAGAAACGAGAAATAAAATAAGTCAAAATAGGGCACTAAAGTTTGGTAAAGATAATCCAAACTCCAAGACTTGGAAAATAACTTCTCCAGAAAATAAAGAGTATGTTATTATTGGAGCATTAAAAGAGTTTTGTAAATCTCAAAATATCTCATATGCTACTATGAGTGCTGCAATCAAATATAATAGAAAAGGACCCAGAAAAAATGGATGGAGTATTGAGAAAGTTTAGAATATCACTTCCAGAAGATGAGTGTGTAATTAAACTCCAAGAGTATTGTAAGTTCTCTCATATTATGTTAAAAGTTCCTATAGTATCTAAACCACTATGTGCTGACGCAAACTGTCACAATAACGTAAATCATTACGTGAATACTTATGGTGGAGAAAAAATAAGTGGTTATTATTTAATCACAGATGTTGATAATGATACTTATGGATGTGCAATATATCATAGTATATGGAAAAACACTTATGGTGATTTGGTGGATATAACGCCATTTGAAGATTGTAGAGAATATAATATGTTTTCTGTAATGAATACTACAGAATATTACTCTGGGGTTGCTTATGATGGAACAACATATAAATTATTAGAACCAGGACTTAATATAATCTAATGTTACCAAAAATACTTTCGCAGGATTCCAATTATGACGAATGGTGCGAACAGGAAATACTGAACGCATACAAAGAAGCAGCGGAATGTGATGAATATTTGTTTGGAGATTATGATTATTGTAAAGAATGGATTAATATAATTGATTAAAATATTATAGATATGGGAGAGTAATCTCCCATTTTTTATGCCTAAAAATCAACTCAATAAAGACGAACTTAAAGTTCGGGTATTAAAATTAAAAGACAAACTTTATAAAGACCATATTCGTCCAGAAATGGATATGAAAGGACTTGCTCATAAATATCTGAACGAAGTTCTTGATATAATTGATGAGTACAGATATTGACTATGAAAATCCATGGAGTTATAATGGAAATCCTTTTACTAGTACTGATATAGGAGACTACTTTGGGTTTGTTTATTTAATAGAAAATAAACAAACCGGTAGAAAATACATAGGAAGAAAGTACCTCTGGCAGTTTAGAACACCAAAAGGTAAAAAACGCAAAGTAAAATCAGAATCAAATTGGAAGGAATACTATGGGTCTTGTCCGGAACTTAAAGAAGACATTGACAAATTGGGCAGAGAAAATTTTAGTCGAACTATCTTATCATTACATAAAACAAAAGGCAAAACAAACTACGAAGAGACAAGACAACTCTTCGTCAATAATGTCCTCACGGAAGGACTTGACAACGGAGAACCAGCATTCTACAATTCCAATGTCTTGTCCCGATACTTCCGAAAAGATTATTATGCCTGCAACGACTGAAGATATTGTGGCACACGTAAGAACTTGGTCTCTTGATCGTGCAACAGATATGAATATCAATAAAGAGGATGCTCGTGCTATTCTTGCAGAGTTTTATGAATGGATTGAACCTGAAGGAGATGAACTTGAGATTGTTTCATTGGAACCAGAAGATTGGACTGATGATCAAGAGATTGATGTTAGGTAATCCGATCTTTGACAAATTCTAAATAAAAACTTATAATGTTAAAATCCCTGTTATGAGCAGGGTTTTTTATTATGAGAATTTGAATGTGATTTAGAGCCGTGGAGATTGCCTCTTGAGAAAGAGGTGTACCCTTTTCTCTATACGGATGTAGAGTTCAATCGATTTTAATGTTAAACATCTTTACTGTAGCCGTTCCTCTTGTTGCAATGGTTACAACCAATACGGCATCACTGCCTTTCTCTAGTTATAAACTGCAAGGTCCTCCCCCTCCAGTGGATAAACCTTATTTCGTTATTAAAGAGTTTGAACCTGAGAAGACAGCAATCCTAGAGGTTGCACCACCAAAGCCTAAAGAGAAAAGGCTAATTTGTAAAGGGTGTAATGAGAATGAAAATGCCACCCTGGCATTTCTCCAGGATTATGGTATAAAAGACAGAAACGCCCTTGCTACTATTCTTGGAAATATTAAGCAAGAATCTATGTTCTTACCTAATATTTGCGAAGGTGGTAGTAGGACTCAGTACCATCACTGCGGACGTGGTTATGGTCTGATCCAATGGACATCTGCCGATCGTTATTATGGATTGGGTGATTTCGCTAAGAAGGTTGGTGGTTCTCCATCAGCACTTCCAACGCAACTTCGTTATCTAACGACTGAAGTTCAATGGAAACGAATTGAAGACAGGATGAAAACTCCTGGTAAGTCTATCAATCGTTACATGGACTATGCGTATAGTTGGATTGGTTGGGGCATTCATGGTGCCCGCACTTCGTATGCTCATGAGTATGCTTCCAAACTGATCACGGTAGAAATTTGAAAAATTAAATAAATTAACTGAAGAGAGGAGTTTAAAAACTCCTCTTTTTTAATATAAAAATGATATATATACTTAATCCTAATTATTTTTGAGGAGTATTATGTCTGAAACTACACAACTAATTTCTGATGCATTTGCGACTTGGCAAACTGAAGATGAAAAATTTGTAAAAGGAAATAGTGCAGCGGGCACCAGAGCACGTAAAGCACTTCAAGAATTGACTAAACTTGCTAAAGCACGTAGAGGAGAAATCTCAGAAGAGAAGACTGTACGAAAGGAAGCAAAGGCATCTGCTTAATAAATATAGAGGAGTGGTTGCCACTCCTCTTTTTTTTATGTTCAATTTTAACTTCGGTAAGAAGAGACCAGATAAGAAGCAGATAGTCATTGTAAGCGTCATACTCAGTGGTATCGTAGCAACCCTCTCACAATGCACTGGAGCGCCCTCTGAGCGCCTCTGGGACCTCTTAGATGAGGTTCAGAGGACTATGTTTCCTCAGACAATAATCAATGATGTTATAAGGCAAGATTCTAACCTTATAAAGCGAAGAGTAGAACGTGATGTCGATGAAGCAATCCGAGAATATGAACGCTTGACAGGAGACGATGGAACCTCTAGAATACCTTTGTCGAGGTTGATAGAGAAGTCTCTAGATACTTCTAAGTGTTATACTGAAGAGTGTAAGAAACTTGGAGGTGAAATGAGACTCTGTTCACCTTGGGTAAATGGATGCTTAGACAGTTCTACAACTGACCCAAGTAAGTAGACAAAGATTCTGAATCAGTGTATTATTAAAAGGTGGTTGAGAGATCACTTGACAATCAAATCTAAGTCTGATATGATTGTCTCATGGGTGTTGAGGGTCCAAACCTCAAGTAAATCCCACCCCTCCTATGCCTCTCAACGATGCACAAACCTGGAGGACTATGGGTTAGTAGCTCAGATGGATAGAGCAATTCACTTCTAATGAATTGGTCGGGGGTTCGAGTCCCTCCTAACCCGTTGAAGAGTAATCTTCATACATAAAAGTGATAGAGGGTAAGTCACTGTTATATCCTTATGAGGTATATCACACTTACTCCATCCGCCCTTGTATTCCAACGGTAGAGAAGGTGGACTTAGAATCCATACAGTGTAAGTTCGAATCTTACCAGGGGCACTTGACAATTAAACTTAAATAGTTTATAATTGTCTCATAAGCGGGTATAGTTTAGTGGTAAAATGCCATCCTTCCAAGTTGGAGTCACCGGTTCGATTCCGGTTACCCGCTCTGAACCTTAAGGTTCTATAAATAGTGGTAGAACAATAAAACTTCTACCAAATGACAAAAGAAACTAGAACGTATGCTGATCGTAGAGAAGCAAATAAAGCAAGCGTCATCAAAAGACGTAAGCAAAACAAACTTCTTCTAGTAGAATATAAAGGTGGTAAGTGTGAACGTTGTGGATATAATAAGTGTATCGCTGCCTTAGAGTTCCACCATCTCGATCCCACTACCAAGGAATCCAAAAACCTTGGAACCACTGTTGCCATAGAAAAACAAAAAGTAGAAGCAGATAAATGTATTCTTGTATGTGCTAACTGCCATCGAGAAATACACGATGAACAACGTAATGGGGTGTAGCTCAGCGGTAGTAGCGGGATGCTGTTAACATCTAGGTCGCAGGTTCGATCCCTGCCGCCCCAGTTGGAAGGTCTGGAAATGTCTGGATCTTCCTCTAAATCCTAAGTTTTCTTAGGTCGGGGACTTGATCACCCCCGCTCGTAGGTGCCAAAACCGCTCCTCATCCCTAGTATTCTGTGGGTGAGTGAATGTAAAGAGTGTGGACATAGGTAAAGTCCACAACACCTACCACAACTTCTGGTAGTCTATTGGTAAGGACAGGCAGACAATGCACTTGGAAACTAGGTTCGATTCCTAGACAGAGGACCTTTTGCCCGATGACCCAGCTAGTGAAGGGACCTGCCTTACAAGCAGGCATCGGTAGGGGCGGAACCTATATCGGGCATACTTGATAAATACTTAAAAAAGAGTATAATGGAAAAACTGTTTAAACTCTTA